TTAGCAGTTGAAACCGACGAATTTGGACATAGAGGATATGACCAACACGATGAAGAAATTAGATATGATGATTTATATATGATTCATAGTGGTAAATGGATATTTATCCGTTTTAATCCAGATGATAATTTTAGTAAAGTAGATATTGACGATAAATTAGATAAATTGATTGAAACCATGGATGAATGTATTTTAAGGATTGAACGGGAAGAAAACACACAACTGTTAGAAATCATAAAATTGTATTGCTAAGCCCCTTTTTCCCGCGAAGCGGGTAAAGGGGCTAACCCCCAAACGCCCCTTTTTCCCGCGAAGCGGGTAAAGGGGCTAACCCCCAAACGCCCCTTTTTCCCGCGAAGCGGGTAAAGGGGCTAACAGATAAAAATATTTTTAAGCGTTTTTTATACAATTTGTAATAAATAAACTGTAATGTATTTTCTAAATTAAAATATCATAATTCTTTAATCGTTTATTACTTAAAACAAAATTAACAATTATATTTATGGAAAATAAGTCATTCAAATTCGAAATAGAAGACAGTGAAAAGTATGTATTATCTAAACTTTATAAAGCCACTAAAATACCAAATCAGATACTCTATCATAAGATATTCATAGAAAATGCTAACAACACATCTTCAGGTTATGTCATCAAGGAGCAAATTGGGAAAGGCGGAGCGTCAGTTGTTTATAAGGGGGTCATTAAAGATACTGATGAAACAATAATCATTAAAGAGTTAAAGACTAACAATTTGTATAAAGTCAAACGCGAAGTGAATATTCTGAAACTATGTAAAAATATTCCCAATGTAATACAGCTCCTCGACTTCTTCGTTAATGATGATTGCTACTATTTGTTGTTTCCTTACTATAATTGTAATTCAACAAGGACGATTTTTTACAATTTCACACAAATAGAAATTAAAATCTTTATGAAAAAGTTTTTAGAAGCTCTCGAAAAATTACATAAGAAGGGAATAATACACAGGGATTTAAAGCCCGGAAATATTCTTGTTAAATCGTGTAGTGATTTTTACATTATCGATTTCGGAATAAGTGATTTTTATATCCCACATCGAAAATTTGATACAAAATTGGGGACTCGCAATTTTAAGGCGCCCGAACAATTAATTAATATTAAAGGTTTTGACTATGGGATCGACATTTGGGCATCTGGATTGGTATTCGCAGAAATGTATTTTGGCAAATATCCGTTTTGGAAGCCCGAAGAAGATATTATCATTCTGGAAAACATCTATAATTTAGTGGGGACCGATAAATTTACGGAATTTACAAATGAATATAAGACAGGCGAAGTCTATCATTTCTTAAAGAATCGAGTTGAACCGGCTAATTTAGAGACATATTTTGAAAGAAAGGCATCCGACTCTATTCGAAATAACACAGAGGAAAATAAGAGGGCTTTTGATTTGATTGGAAAAATGTTGGAGATTGACCCGCGCAAACGAATAACTGCGCATGACGCATTGAAGCATCCATATTTCGCAAATTAAAAAAACGGATTTTAATAAAATTAATGGTTATTAATTTAATGGAATATCAGGAGGAAGTCGTTTCTGAGTCAAAACAATACATAAATTTGGAAAATTATGATTTTCCAGTTTTTTATTATAAACATAACAAAGCCCAGTTTTATTTCAAGAGGTTATGTTTAGAGGTCGGGAAGATGTGTCATATTGTCGGAGAAAAGAAAACGGGGAAGACTCTTTTTATGAGGAGTTTGTGTGGTTTAGAGTATCCCCAAGATAAACCAATGAACACGATTTTTCTGAATTATGATATAACATATAAGCCCGATATAGTTCAGTGTAATAATGAGACTATACTTTTGAAGGAGTATATTAAGTTGAAGAAAATAACTAATCATAAGATGTTTGAAATGACTCCATTTATGAACATGAAAATGATTGATATTCCAGAAGAGAAAAAACAAGTTTTGGGATTTTTATTATCACTGAAAAAAGATTCTCTATTCTATATGATTGATATTTCCATTGAAAATGTTTCAAAAGAAACTCTAAAAAAGATGGTGGATATTTTCCGCACTTTTTGCGAGAAGAATAATAAAATTGGATTGATTATGACCTCATCAGCATCAACTGATTTAATTTCTCAAACGGACCACGTTTATCACTTAAAGAAAAACATGGAGAATGAATATTACGGGGAGCAGTTAGTCTAAGTGCTTTATTATCTGTGTGTTTCTAATATAGAGGAGTTGGACCGGCTCATCATTCTTTTTCGTTGGCAATCTTTCGATGATATCTACTATATCGAAGCCTTTTACTATTTCTCCAAAGACGACATGCTTTCCATCAAGGAAGTGATTGTCTGCGAAATTAATGAAAAACTGGGACCCATTTGTATTGGGGCCGGAGTTCGCCATTGATAGCGTGTATTTCTTGTTGGGAATTGTCAGATTTTCATCGGGGAACTTGGGGCCAAAGATGGATTTTCCGCCAGTTCCATCAGCATTTTCATAATCGCCGGTTTGGAACATGAATCCCTTGATGAGGCGATGGATGACACATCCCTTGTATTCAATCTTGGATAGTGATTTGAAGTTTTCGCAGGTTCGTGGGCACTCATTTTCATAAAGTTTAATGTAAATATTTCCGATTTCGATTTCTTTATTTTCCTCTGGACTAGACGCAATATTTAAAACCATATATTCTTGATTTTCTTCTGTTTCATCATCAGTTTCTTTTTCGACATGAAAATTTTCTTCTATTTGCTCATTAGAATCCGGTTCTGGTTCATCATTCTTAATTTTTGGCTTACCGAAAAACCATCCCATGATTTTATCCCTTTTCGTATAAAGGATACATAATAAAAGGACCCCAACTGCTACAAGAATCCATTTATAGTTCATATTGAAATATAATGTTTTGTCTTTAAGTCTTATTTTTTGCGTATAAATTTATTTATTATATTATTTCTTTAAAATATGGATTACGTTTCTAAACACACACTCGATGAAGAGTTAAGAAAAATTAAGAAGAAAGAACAAGACTTGTATAAGTTTATTCTTCAACAGTTTCTTGATTTAGAGGAATACAAGAAAAGTTTCTCGGCGAATATTTCAAAAAATGTAGATGAAATTGTGAAAAATAAACTTGGTAATTTGAATGTTTCTGGGGATGAAAAGAGTGGAGAAGCTGGACCACACGGCCCCAAAGGAGAAGCCGGACCTCAGGGCCCCAAAGGAGAAGCCGGACCACAGGGCCCCCAAGGAGAAGCCGGACCTCAGGGCCTCCAAGGAGAAGCCGGACCCGCTGGCCCAGCCGGACCTCAGGGCCTCCAAGGAGAAGCCGGACCCGCTGGCCTCCAAGGAGAAGCCGGACCACAGGGCCCCAAAGGAGAGGCCGGACTACAGGGCCTCCAAGGAGAAGTCGGACCTCAGGGCCCCCAAGGAGAAGCCGGACCTCAGGGCCTCCAAGGAGAAGTCGGACCCGCTGGACTCCAAGGAGAAGCCGGACCTCAGGGCCCAGTCGGACCCGCCAGTGGAAATTTAGTCAAGAATGTTTTTAAATATGATGACGCATTTGAAAATGATTTATTTTTAGAATCATTATCCGCAAATCATGAAACGGTTGTTTTATTAGGAACTAATATTATTGGTAAATTATCACTCCCGAAGCCCTCCCCAGAAATGGTTGGACGACAACTTTTAATAATTAATACAAGTGATAACACATGGAAAATATCTGCGTTATCAAATTTTAAAATTGGCGGTCAGTATGAAAAGAGTTTGAATAAAGAAGGACATTATATTAAATTATTAATTGATATTGAAAAATATTATATTATATAATAATATGAATAATTGTTCTTATATAAATAAAAATGGTAAGATGTGTGGGGGCCACATTCATGAAAATAGCTTCGTATGTAATAAACATAAGAAGAAGACCCAAAAAGGTGGGTTCATTTATGAGTTGATTTATCCACTTGGGGCCAGTGTTGGCGCGGCGACCTATACACTTTTTAAATTAAACAATATTGTTGGTGATTGGTATATGAAACGCAACAAAAATAAACTTAATAAAAAAGTCTAAATTAAATTTACCATCAATAAAAATTGATGGTAAATTCGAGCAAAATTTTTATGGTAATTGTCAGTGCTTTTGATTAATGATAATCTTATTTTCAGGAATTAAACGCATTGGCTGATTGGTTTGAATGGCATAGTGGGAATGCGCTCTGGGCTGTACTGGAGAGAGGTGGTTCGAATCCTACCACAGATCAATTATAATTCCAATTCCAAAATCTCATATAATTTCTTTGAAAGTTTCTCAATAAATTCATTATCTTCTTCCCTCTCATTCAATCGCCCAGATATTTTTTCAATAATACCATCTTCCTCTTGTGATTCAATCGCCATCATTTTTTGAATAATCACTTCATCCTTTTTTTCCACTTCTAATAGTTTATCAATAACTCCAATTTGCTTGAATTTTAGAAGTTCCTCCTCAATTTCTTGGACATCTTTTATTGTGAGACCATCCGGCTTTATATTTTCATCTTTTATTCCTTTAATCAAAACAGACTTATATTCTATTTTATTTGAATACAAGAACTGCTTTTTTACGCTATACCCTCGCAAAAACTTCTGTTTAATGTAATAAAAAATCTGTTTATCAATCGACCGGTTTATTTTCCAGAGTCGCGTTAATTTAAGCAATCTCCGCGCCCCATTCAATGTAATCATATACGCGTGTGGTTGATGCGAATCGGTCGCGATTTCGACTTCTCCACTCGATTGTTCTAAATCCCTATTATTTAGATATAGTCCTACATAATCAATTTGTTCTGGAATATTCTGAAATATAGAGTTTATATTTTTATTAATACTTGCGAATATGCGAATATTATCTTCAATAACTATTGCGTATTCCAGCGCATTATCATAAATATATTTCCATGTAAGAAAATGGGTAATGAACCGATTTAAATCTCCGATGCTTCCTTTTTCAGCATATGTCTTCGTTATAAAAAGTTCATTTTTCAGAAGAATATCATTCACATCGTTTGTTAAAGAATCATACTCATTTATTCTAAAATAGTTCGCAACCGGTAAGTTATCTAAATTAGTCCCTTTCTTACAAATAATGAATTTTGGTATTAGTGATGAATTATCCATTATTATGATGAACCAAAATAATAATATTTATTTAACGAAAAAATAGCAAATTGAGTAATATAGCCAATCCTAAAATCTGCCAGATACTTTCCGCCGGTCTGGCGATAGTTATTAATTTACACAATACTAAATTCCAGAGGAACTGGCCAATAAGTAAAATAATTATTACGTAAATAATTAAAACAATAAAAACGGCCAGAGCATCTTTCCATTTAGGAGTTTGGACCCCATTCAACCCCTCATTTGTTGAAGATAACCCACATTTTAATGAATCCGTTAATAAGTCTTTAATCATTAATTATATAAAAGAATAATTTTTTATATTCTTTTATATAATTAATGGTAATTGAAGGTTTTAGAGGTTCGAGTGGAGGTGGGAGCATTGGTGGGGGTGGTGGTGGTCATGAATCGCAACTCTCATTTTCAGGAGCAGGGCGCCCATCAGCAACCGGATTCCAACATCAAGTTCAACCATCCAGTCATTTTGACAGGTATAATTCAGGTAGTGATAGGGACCGCCACCGAGATAATACAAATAATAACGTAATTCACGTTGGTGGAGGAGGTAGAGATGGATATGGATATGACCGTAATAATTGGAACGGCTATTATCCTCCATACAATTACTACAATCCTTTCGCTTATCAGGACAGACAACCCACTGAAATAGTAATCAATGAAGATAAGAACAAACCCAAAGATAAAATGGATGAAACCGTAAAAATTCTCCTGATTGTTTTCATTTGCCTGTTCGTCATTGTTATGTTATTCATGATGTTAAATTTTTTCAAGAAATAAACACTATCCTTCAAAAATATGTAATGCGTCCTTTGTTCGAATCGAAGTAATTATTTCAATTTCTTGGATGGTTCCATTCTTCATTAAAAAATTTTTGAACTCCTTAAATTTTTGTAATTTACTCAGCAGTGGCGACTGGTAGTTTATTTTTTCAACTATTGTCCGATGAAGAATCGGGAATAAGCATTCGATATAGTAATGATAGAGCCGGTTATGGTTCGCCGCGTATTGTGTAATCGAGCCATTCGTCCGATTTAGCATATTACATTCCGAAACAATATACATTTTAGATGGGTCCGCCAATTGTTTTTCATCAATGAAGCGAATATAATTCTTTGGAAAGATACAACCCGCCCCGCAAAAGAATATATAATCGTGTAATGAAGATGAGACCCGCGTCAAAATGAGCATTTTCTGAATTTCCGAAAAGGGGTGGGGATGAACCTTCTGTGGTATAACGAACTTTATCTTGAATTGGTTCTTGAACATATATTTTTTGATGTATTTCTCAATATTGCTTACATAGGCGAGTGTTTCTGTGTAAATCAATACTTCATAATTGCTCCTCTCTGTTTCAATTATACTGCGAATCGTTGGCTCAATGTCATTAATCGCATTAAAAATAATGATGCTATATGTCGGCTCAAAATAGACCTCCTTCTTATTATACTCCATAACAAAGAACACATCCCCCATAATCGTCTTATAAGCCCCCTTTTTAAAAATGGACACATCGTGTGCGATATTTAATCTGATGGGCTTATCTTCTTCCACGCTTTTAATAACATTGCGGTCAGTAATTATATTCGTACTAATTCGCTCTTTTTGCGAGAGGCGTAAATGGTTCAATATTTTCTCTCTATAATCACGGAAGGGGTCATTCATTCCGCAATTCTCTTGTATAATATTTTGGAAGACGTTGCTAAAAAAGAGAGGCGTATTACTCTCTACGACGCGCTCCACTTTCGAGTGTTTAATTATTTTATCAATCATCTCTTTTATAAAGTCATCCGCATCTAATGAGCATAAATGTTTAATTAAGAGGAACCGGTAATTGTCAAAATGAAACCGCTTCCGGAAACCGAAGACTTCCTCGAACGAATCGTTCTCCGGATCGGTTAGAAATAGGGTCTCCAATTTATCCACGACTCTTACTATATTCCGGATGGTTTTTAGTGTAATCTCGCTCTTTTCTTCGGTCCAAATGAAGAGTTCCACTTCCTGATTTGGGCGAATCTCCACTTTACAAATTTGCGTTTTTTCATCGGATTCAATACACGTTTTAGTGGTCTTCTTACGGTCAATCGACCAAAACAGCATAGCCCCCGATTCCATCGTAAATACACAATCCACAATTTTGTCTATTTTGTTCGTTATAATATTATGGAACCCATAAACATCATTTACAAAATCGTCTTCAACTATTTTTTGATTAAACTCACTCAAAATATCTTGTGATTGGAGAATATTAACTATATTTTTTTTGAATTTCATAGAATAAATCATGAAATTTAAATTACGGGGAATACGAATAAATAATCTATTATATAATAATGACAGAAAGAGGAGTCCCACGCCCAATACCATGGATTAATAAAGTAAATCTATACACACATCTCACTAATACAGTTGAGTTATCCGTTCTTAAAGATATTGTCGATGCGTTCCCTGCGTTGATTACACTTTATCAAACTACTACAAAAAATACACTTTTAGCGCCTGTAAATTCAGCGATTTTAGCAATTCCTAATTTTGCAACACTTCTTTCAACTGCGAACCCTTGGTTGGAAATATTCGCGAGATATATTCTTTTAAAATCTCGCGTAAATTATCTTGATTTTATCAATGATACCAAATACAATTCATCTAATTACACACTATCAAACTTATATTCTATAACTGCGAATGTGAATGATATTGGAGATAGCTATGATGTTGTATTTCAAGATGTTTTAGACAACCAAGCTTCAATCATATCGCGAGGATATATCACGACAACCGATTGTAATATGATGGTCATATCAGCTCTTTTAATCCCATCCAATCCGCCATAAAAATTGAAAAACAATCATTTTCATTTTTACACAATGTAAAAATGATTTCAATAGATTCTAATATACAGTTTATATATGACTTTGTCATATATAAACTCTAGAGATATAAATCACGTTGTGATTTATATCTGTACTGCGATTCTGTAAAGATAACAATATTTCTGATGATACTTATCAAAAACTCCGATATTTCATATATTCAATTATTTCAAATCCGTATTATCAAACTACGCCGATTGATTCATGGATGAATCTCATCGCATTTGATAATTCGGAAATGGAGACTGAAAAAGATACGTATTATTATTTATCGCATGAAAGCGACGGCGACCGCATCTATTTGTATCATTCAAACCGAAGAGGAAATCTAAAATTGAATTATTTAAGCATCAGATACGATGTTTCTTACTCAATCCTCGTCATTTTACAAAGTATTTTTCCGGATATTCAAATAAATGACCGCTACCAAATTCGCGGAGAAATGAATCGAAAAATTGTTCATCATCTATTTTACCTCATTGAAAACTATCGCTATCCAAATTGTTTTGACGTGTTTATTCAAAAAAGGAAAGCATTGAAAATCTCTGAAAAAATAGAACTCGCGACAAGATTCAATAACCAGTGTGATTGTTGTGGAACGACTCTCGGAGATATTACACGTGGTTCAAATGAGGACCATATAAGAGAACTCCAATACTTTGGAACAAATGACCTCTCCAATTTTCAACTTCTTTGTCTCGATTGTCATTCTTACAAAACGAAATTGAACACAAAAAAGAAGCGAAAACTCGAAGAAGAGACTCCGAAGCAATATAAGCGCCGAAAGACTAACACAGCATCCGCGCCTTGATTACAGGGGCGGATTCATAATCAACAATCTCAATATCTTCAAAATTATAATCCCATACTTCCTGCGCTTTTCGCTTCAATTTGAGAGATGGTAAAAGATATCGCTCATTCCGGCGCGCCAACTGCGTTTTAACAGCGTCTATATGCTCTTTATAAATGTGGGCGTCCCCGACAACAATATGTATATTTCCCACTCCGAGCCCACATACACTCGCGATTAAATGAGTGAGCAAGGCTACACTCGCAATATTAAAAGGTAGGCCCAAAAATACGTCGGCGCTCCTCTGATACATCTGACATTCCAACTCTCCATTCCGCACATAAAACTGGTAAGATACATGACACGGAGGGAGACACATTTGGTCCAGCTGACAGGGGTTCCACGCGCTCATAAAAAGTCGCCTCGACGTCGGATTTTTCCTAATTTCATCTACAATATTCTTTAACTGGTCAGCCCCCTTCTCTAATCCAATAGTCTCTTTCTCTTCCCCATTCACACAATATTTATACTTCTCTCCGAATCGCCTCCACATATAACCATATATGGGTCCACCAATTCCCTCTTCGTATGGTAGCCCGTTAGCCTCTAAAAATTCTTTCGATGTGTTCCCGCTCCATATTTTAACACCCTTCTCCTCTAATATGCGACTATCGGTATTTCCTTTTATGAACCATAATAATTCGTGGATGATTCCATTATAGAACATCTTCTTCGTGGTCAAAAGAGGGAATCCCTTTCGCAAATCGACACTTATCTTTTCAGAGAAGACGGACAGCGTTTCGCCATTGCGGGTCTCCCGTCTCTCACCGTTCGCCAGTATTCGCGCAACCAAATCAAGGTAATCATCATCTACGGTCCGATATGTAATATTCTCTCGACTATACATCCTTATTATTATATCATTTCCTCTCATTTTTGTTTTAAACTGTTTTTTGTAGTTTGACAAATATTCGGAAATGTCAGTTTTTATAAATGTGTCGCATTTGTGATAAGGAATCTCCGTTATTGAGAGGCCATCGATCGCATAATTATTTAAAAAATGGTCATATATGGCGCCCCCACCACAAACCCATAAATATTTAACATTTAGCGACCGCGCATATGCGACCCCATCTTCAATCGTTCTTACAGTTTTAACTCCGTCTATATCAGCAGAACTGACAACTATATTATGTCGCGATGGTAGCGGGCGCCCGATTGATTCATATGTTTTCCTCCCCATTATGACGGCGTTTCCAATGGTTGTCCTCTTAAAGTGTTGGAGGTCCTCTTTATAATGCCAAGGGATTTTATTTCGGAAACCGATACCGTATTCACAAGTTAGAGCAACAATAATCCAGATTTCCATAATTATTATATTATTATAAATTATATAATGAAAATAGACATGGTGTTTACATATTGTGATGGAACTGATCCAAAATTTATAGAAGAGAAAAATAGATTTTTAAAAGAAAAAGATAAAGTAAATAATAAACCGATTCGATATATAAATATTAATGAAATAACATATTCCGTCCGAAGTGTATTAAAATTCATGCCATGGATAAATATGATTTATATTATAACAAATAAACAGACTCCGCCGGTAGAATTAAATCCGAAAATAAGAATAATTGACCACACTGAAATTATTCCCCAAAAATATTTACCGACATTTAACAGTGATGTAATTGAATCGTTTATTCATAATATTCCAGAATTAAGCGAGATATTTCTCTATAATAATGATGATATTATGCATACAAGAAATGTTAATATTTCAGATATAATACAAGAAAATAAGTTCATTTTCAGAAATTATTATAATATAACAGAACTTAATAAAAATTACAATGAATATACTAAAAGAATTTATTTAACATCGCAACTATTCAAACAATCAAATCCATCAATCAAACTGATAAATAATCATCATACAAAATTTTTAAGAAAATCCACTCTCAAATTTATAGAAGAAACGTATCCCAAGCTTTTACATGAATTGCGAGTGAATTGTGTAAGAGGAGATAATTATATTCAATATCTATTTTTTTGTATAAATATTGATAATATATTGAATGATACTATAATATTTGATAAATATGATGATGTAATTGTATATCTTCTTGGAAATAAAGAATATCGAGAAGATATGTTTGTAAAAATATATGATAAGCGACCAAAATTTCTTTGCTTAAATGATATGGGTCATAATTTCAAAGAGCCATTTGAAATATTAATGACTCATATATTATAATTTTTTATTTAGTAATCAAAATATTTTTAGTTTAGTAATCAAACAAGATGTTTCATTATTTTATCAACAATCTCGGCCTCATCCAGTGTTCCATCAATTACGATTATATTTTCCGCTAAGTTTTCGAGCTCATTTAAATAAGCCTGATTCAATTTGCGCAAGTATTCAATCTGTATATTAGATTCACCATTGCGCATCCTCTTCAAATTTCGCCGAAGAGCGATTTCTGGATCGATATTTAAATATATCAAAACATCCGGCTTTTTATACTTGAACATTTCAATCATCTGTTCATGTAGCTTGAATTCAATTTCATCAAGGACACCATCCGCAATCAACATTTTCGAAAATACGTTCAGTGTTGTTATAGCGCTCCTCTCGCAAATATTCACGATATTTTTCGATTCTTGACTGCGATTAATTTCTTCAATCTCATTCTTTTGTTGAATATGGGACATAATTATCCGGATTTGAAATGAGGACGCGAACTTAGATATGTTGGAGTAGTATTTTTCTAACCAACCCTCATTTATCCAAGATTCGACCGGTTCTTCAAAAAAGTTGAAGGTTGTATCCACGGATTCGAATGAACTTAGACGAGTCTTTAAATTGCTTATTGCGGTAGTTTTACCGGCAAAAATAAGCCCATCAATAACCACATGTTTAATATTAGGAGTCATTTTTGTATAATGTAAATATTATAAAAAATTAAATTCATTTTTTACGAATACTATAAAAAATGATTTAAAACATTAACAATTATTATATTATAAAACAATGGGACTATTACCTTACTATTACGATAAAATTATATATGAAGCTCTATTAGAAAATCCAGTCTATTTTTTAGATGGGTCGACTGATATAAAAGAAACAGAGCTTTATAGAATCATATCAAACACCATAATAAAGGAGTTTGGTATCTTATATGAAGACAAGCTCCCCAAAGAGATATGGAAGGTTATACGGTCCATGCGACGCCCTGAGGCCGAAATTCGTGAGCAATTTCGCATCCTATGTCAAATAAATGAGGCATTACCCGAACAGAGGAGCCTCGAATGGTATAAATTCAGGGAGAATCTACTGACGGCTAGTGGTTGGGGGAATATATTGGGTTATATTGGTTCTCGGAGGGATGTTTTACTCCAAAAATGCGGGTATGAACCGGCCCAATTCAAAGGGAATGAGTTCACGCGATGGGGAACTAAATATGAACCGATTGCGACTCGCATTTATGAAAGGCGCACCGGAAAGAAGATTATCGATTTTGGTTGTATGCGTCATTCTGCGCCGGAGAATTTCTTTCTGGGGGCATCGCCCGATGGAATATCAGATTCTGATTTCGTAATGTTGGAAATCAAATGTCCTCCAAGGCGCGTCATATGTGGAACTCCAACTGATTATTATTGGGCGCAGATGCAGGGACAGCTCGAAGTTTGCGACTTAGAGCGATGCGACTTTCTTGAATGTAAGCTCGTTGAATTTAGTTCATGTGATGAATATATGGAGCATATCCAAATGGTTGAGGCGGGACTTACCACTGAAAATATTGAATGTGGAGTATCAATCGATTTTAGAATTGATGCGGACACTATTAAAACGATTCACAGCGAGTTTTTTATCAAGGGAGATGCTATCAATGATTTCATTATCAATGGAATTAACGAAAATAAGACAATTAAGTTTATCGGTCCAACTTATTGGCGGATTGAGATTTATCAAGTTAATCCCGTTTTCCGTGATAGAGAATGGTTTGCTTGGGCTCGGGAGCACTTGAAAATTTTCTATGATGAGTGGCAATTCTACAAGTCGGTCGGCTACAAATCACTTCTTACTGAGCGCCAGTTCAAGCCGAAAAAGGATGATATGGAAGGTACGAAAATAACTGATTATGAAGGGTTTGTTGTTCCGGAACCGGAGCCTACGAAACCTCCTGCGAAAAAGTTTGTTTTTCGTTGATACCGGAAGCGCACGCACAAGCGCAACCAATTTATTTTTATTATAAATTTAAATTTAATCAATTTAATTTTTGATTCAGTGAAGAGAAGCATTTTTGTGTTCTTGACTCAAATAGGTTCCGGCTTCATTTTCATAAGCTTTGAAGAATGCTGATTTCTTTGATTCAAAACTACTGAAAGTACGAAGAAACGATATCCAATCACCGACTTTTTCTTGGGAAAGTAAATGGACCTTGTATTGCTTCAAGCTAACAAATCCGATTGCTTCAACGCATAGCCTCGACCGCGCTTGTTCGGCCTTGATTAAAGGACCAAACCCAGCGAGTGTAGCAGGGTCTAATTGAGAATCGAAATACCCCAATATTAGAGTCTCATACTTTTCTGGGTCTCTTCTTGCGAGTCTCCCAAAATTAGCCTGACCATTTCTTAGTCCAATATTTTGTTGGAGCCAAGACAGACAATTCACCTGATTTTTAAAAGAGGATTCATTTGCTTTTCTTTTGAGCAAATCAATTCGCGTCCATGAACTCATTCTCTTCTTGATATACGCAATTTCTTCTTCATCAAAAATACCCAAATCAATAAATTGTTTGTAGTATTTTGCTTGAATAAGACCCTGATTGTAAGTCGATGACCCACATTCTCCCAAGAAGAACAGAGTTATTTTTCTCTTGCGCTCAACGCACGTTGAATCGGACAGAAGTTCAATCAATCGTGGGATGAGTGTATGATGAGGAGGAATCATTGATAAGCCTTCGGCAAATTCATTAAATGACATATTTGGCGAATTTTCAACAAAGTTGCTTTCCTTTTGGGCCTGAATTCGCACATCTTTTTCTTTGACGGCGTTTTCGTAATCATCGCGGTAAATCTTAGCAACAACATCGCCAATGAATTCTTCATGAGAACACGCAATCGCCCATTTGTAGGCACCACCGTTCGATTTGTCGAATCGGTCATTCTCTCCATTACAGGCGAGGCCAACATAGATTGAAAACACCTGATAGGCGTCAAAATCAGAACCGCCGGCCAATGTTTGTTTAAAACTCTCGGCCGTTGGAACGGGGAGACCATTAAATTCGAAAATCAATGAACAAGTGTCGCGAACTAATTTGAGCATCCATTTGAAAGTTCCAATCAACTTACCAGTTGGGCGAACCGCACGTGAAAACACAATGGTTTCCAGAGCGGGTTCGGCCACATCATCAGGCAAAACTTGCTGTTTGAGGTCATCGGAAATTCCGAGGAACTCCGCAATTGCTTGGGCCCTGTCCCGTCCTTTCATCAAAGTTTGAAAATTTCGAAAAATACAGAAATCGAACATTCCGCGCAAAACATCTGCGTTTGAGGAGGCGATTCTTGCGAATTCGGCACGACACATCATGAATACTAAGGGAATCCAGTAATGGGAAAAACCGTTGTCGCCAACGAAGGCGCAAACATGCTTTTCCTCAATCTGCGCGATAATTTCGGTCCATGACTTGGACGCCATCATTCCCGCCATTGTTTCCAAGATATCACGAAGCAGTGTTCGATTTGCTTCTGAACGCGGTTCCCCGAGAACGTGATTGAGTAAAGCACCATATAGAAATGGGATATCATTCGGGATGGGTTCTGGTCGACGCCGGATTGTAATCGAGGCTTGAATATCGAGAATTCCACTTTTTCTCATACATTCCCAAACGAGGGGATGATTCAATGATTTTAGTGGGACAACCGATGTAAGACAAGAAATGTCTTCTCCTTTGTGAAAGGGGGATTTGATAATTCCCCACGAACCATCGCCCTGAGTTTTTCCATGACAACCCCAGAGAGTCGATTGATTCATAAAGGAAGTATGGAATACTTTCTGAATGTTTCCGACTAACATTGAAGCATCTGGATATACATCAACATGATGACTTATACCAATACCAAGAAGTCCAAAAAGTTGGACAGCTTGTTCAACTGATACTTCTTGTCCTTCTTCGATGGCTTCAATCGCACAGATAAAAGCAGTTAGGGAATCTTCCTGAGAAATGAAATCCACTGGAATTTCTTTTCCAGACTGCTCTTGAAGAGCTTCTTGTAGCTGTGGAAGAATCGAAATGAAGTATTGGATGGCTTCATCAACTTTTTTCTGTAAATCATCCGGAGTAGCTCCTTTTGCTCTACGCGCAAAATCTCTTGCGTTCTTTGAATCTTTCAGTTTTTGAAGAAAAAGAGCTTTCTCTGTATTTGTCATTTTCATAAAATCTTGCTTATTTCTCAAAGTCTGTAAAGCAGTAAGAACTGTCTTTGCCTCCTTTGTTTTTTGTCGCAAAATATTTCTGGCGCGAAAACTCATTGATAAATCACTTTCAGAATCAGTTGAGTCAGTCGCAGATTTCGACAAAACCTCGATTTGTTGCTGTAATAAATCATACAATTGAGTCAATTGGTCAATTTGCGAATCAATTCCAACATCACCGCGAACTTTTGCTTGTCCAAGCCTGATAACCAGTTCTTCGAGATACTCCTCATATAATTGAGCTCCAAATTGTAGTGGGGCCTGAATCATTTCAATTGGAGAACCGTCCTCGCAGGTTAGCTCAGAGAGACTCTCTAAGAAGAAGGTCTCTCCATTTCTCAAATTGATTGCACCAGAACGTTTTCCAAACATATCATTTCCCAGATTTGGGGAGGATGATGAGATTTGGAAACTTTGGCCATTTGATTTGAAAAGTTCATTGAACTTTTCTAATTCAGATGGACTCAATGTAATTAATTCTCCCGCTCCTTCTTTTGACAATTTCGCAAATATACACAATTCTATGAGAGCTGGGATTCCACCGGTATCTAAGCGAATCATTGTTATTGATAAATTTTGAGAATTGAAAAAACGAGAACATTGTTGTTCAAAGAGACTTGGAAAAGAATTCGCGTCTTGAATTTCTCCATCACTCACAATCGTCATCATAATATCAGTATCCTGATATTTCTGTAAAACTTGTGTAATAATAGGAATCGTCGGACACATAGAAGTTCCTCCTCTTCCTCCAAAATTAGAAGGATTTAAATCTCCGAGTGTTGTTTCAACCAATCTCGCACCTGATTCAAAAGCAATGACGCAAACACGTGTTTGAGGGTCCATAAATTTCAAATGGACTTCTTTGAACTTGCGCATTGCGTCAATTCCATAACTTCCCATTGAACCGGATTCATCCAAAACAACCACAATTGTAGTTGGTTTGGTTGGTTTCGTATCTTCTTCTTGGCTATTTGTAAATCTACAAATAAATTTATTATTAATAATTGAAAATCTAATAGATGACATTTTTAGTTGTAAAAAATAGTATAATATTTTCTTTCAATTTTTTTGTAGAACTAAAAAAATTATTGTATTATAAATATATGGAAATTGGGCGTTTATATAGTCGTGTATGTGGTTGGGAAAATGGAGCGCCAGTCAAGTCATATAACACCAGTCTAATATCAATTTTCCCAAAAGATGTGTGCGACATTGATGGAAAGGCTGGTTCATTTATTGTAAAATATATGGATAAAAATGGGCTATGCGAGACATATGAAGAAGCTTATAAGTTATGTAAGACATACCCATCATGGTTTTTTTATTATGGAGAAATGAAAACGATTACATCAATAACACTTTAACTGATTATTACTAAATAAAAAGTCTTACTTTTTATTTACATTAATTTTTATATTTATAAAAATTATTACTAAATAAAAAGTCTTACTTTTTATTTACATTAATTTTTATATTTATAAAAATTATTACTAAATAAAAAGTCTTACTTTTTATTTATATTATAATATATAATCAAAAAATGGGAGTGAGTGGTTTATTGAGACATATTATAAAAAAATATCCGTCCATACATTTACCATCGCCGAATCCATTAGTTCCGGTCCATTATTTATTCATTGATTTCAACGCCTTCATTTATGATACAATTAAGGCTTTTCCAACGGATGTAGTCTATGATTTTACACAAAAAAAGGACGTCAAGAGTTATGAAAAGAGAATGGTTGCGCTCGTTATTGAGAACACAATCCATCTTGTAAATAAGGTAATAAAGCCTCAAAAATTGCTGTATATCGCGATTGATGGGCCACCCCCTCTTTCAAAGATGGAACAGCAGCGCGAACGCCGTTATAAGCACCCATACATTGATAAATTAATGAAGAATGCGAATCCACTTAAAACAATATCGGGGATGAAATATGATATAAATCGGATAACCCCCGGAACGCCCCTGATGGAATCATTCAACGCCGAATTTCGGAAAGCAATAAAAGCAAATAAGTTTGGGAAATTAAATGTTGTTTATGATGGGAGTGATATAGTGGGTGAGGCGGAACACAAATATATGAGGATGATTGAGAAAATAGAAGACGGGACAAATGATAATTTTGTGGTTATATCATCTGATGGGGATGTTATTCTTCTTCTATTGCGTTTCATATTTAAAAATGTATGGATTATGATATCAAGACCAGATAAAATAGTATTTGATAAATTGTATCCGGAGGACCAGAGGTATGTTTATCTTGATTGTAAAAAGTTGGCGGATTCTATTTATAGCGATAGCTTGGAACCGCACACACATCGCGGAGGAAAACTGAAAATTTCTGATGCCGAGAAGACACTTTTGAACAAGATGAAAGTTATGAAAACCAAACCGGATGATTTAATGAATAAAAAGTTGCTCTATTTACTGGACTACGTTTTCATGTCATTTTTAGAAGGGAATGATTTTGTTAAAACAATCTATTTTCTTAAATTTAAGGAGGATTATATGCGAACACTTTTGAGCGCCTATAATTACCAGCGAAGAATAGACCGCTCAATGCGACTAATCCACTGGAAGAATAACAATCTTTACATAAACCAGCGATTCTTGATGGCGATTTTGAAGCGGTTGAGCGATATTGAATCGGAACGGATTCAGGCAGTAAGAGAGAGAATATCCCGCAATTTGGACAAGCCGAATATGAATAATAATAACAAAAACAATAAAGGACTGGAACACACGCCGTTTTCAAATAAAAAACATATTTTACACAGGAATTATGTTCTACAATACGATGAGCTATTCAAGAATTTGAAGAAGTCTTATTACGAATATTTCTGGGATGGAGTTTATGATGTGGAAAAGATATGCGATGAATATTTGACGAGTCTTATTACAACGATTCGGTATTATTTCGGGACTGAAATATACTGGCGGACTTATTATAATGGGCTTGTCTCTCCATTACCGAGCGACTTGTTCGCCTTTTTAGCAAAGCGCCCAAACTATTTTGAAACGCTGAAACTGGAAGTTGGAGAACCAGTGAGCCCTCTTGTTTTGTTGGCATTCGTATTACCGCCCCAGAGTATGACGCCAGATATTTTCCCGAAGAAATACAAGGACGCGCTTATTAAAGAACACCCCGAGTGTTTTCCTGAAAATATTAAGTTGAAGTTGCTACAACCCGGAGGGAAATTGATATACGCGGAGCCGAATCTCAACAATCCGACGGTTGAATTCTTGGAGGAAACTCTGAAAAAGACGAAACTCACGAAGGCGGAAGAAAAGCGGAATACACTTATTGATGAGCCATATATAAAAGCCCTTTTTTCTTCTACTACGTAGAAGTAAAAGGGCTTAGACCCCAAAAAAGACCCACATAAGGCTGTGTTATAATGTGAGTTTGAAGTTGTAGCAATTATACTAGACTAAAAGTAATTCAAAAATAATTTTCTTATTTAGTTTATGGAAAAAACAAATAGTTCAATTAGAACAAATAAATCAAATCAATCAAATAAATCGAAACAATTGAATCAACCTAAAAAATTGAATATTATAACACATAAAAAAAGAAGAAATAAAATGGATCCAAAATACATTGAGAATTTATCGGAGCCGTGGTTTACGCTAATTCAACTCGGATTGAAGACTGTTGAAGGAAGGAAAAACAAAGGAAAATTCAAGGAAATGAAAGTCGGTGATATTATTGAATGGAAAAATGAGGATTTCAAGCCGAGAAGTTTCTTGACGCAAATTACCGGAAAGGCGGAATATCCAAATTTCAGAACATATCTTGAAACGGAAGGATTAGAGAAATGCTTACCGAATATGGAAAAATACGGTATTGAACACGGATTGAGTGTTTATTACAAGTATTACACTAAGGAGGATGAAAAACAGTTTGGAGTTGTCGCAATTAGACTAAAAGTTATTTAGGAATATTATTTCTTTTATAAAATTATATTATTTTTTCTAATGAATAAATAATATGAAATATATTCAATCTGAAAAAAATTATTTTTATAAATTATACAAAAATGGAAAAAAGAAAAGAATATCATTTGAAACTTATCAGAAAGGTGGATTTGGAAGATCAGAAAAAGAATTAATTAAAGAATTAAGAGATGCTGGAAAATATGATGAATGGGTTAAAAGTCATTTATATGGAATAACAATGAAAGGAAATAGTAATCGTCGTTTTTATGAATATACTGTAATGGATGGTTCTACAAGAAAATTCTCACTTATTAGTTCATCATATTCGGATGGTGAAATAAATACACCTGTTTTTAATTTTATTAAGTCTACCGCACCTCCTAATGCTAGTGCTAGTGCTAGTGCTAGTATGTTCAGACCTAAGAAACCAGTAGTTAGACGGAATATGTCTGTGATGGCGAATAATATAATTTCTTTGGAAATATTAGAAGATAGATTTAGGAGATTAATAGAGAATGAATCAGAATCTTTACTGATATTAATAGGTGAAACACATAATATTAATACAGAAATTAACTTATATATTCAATCTCAAATTTTGGAAATAATTAATAGCCTAACCAAAGTAATCGTACCAGTTTATTCTGAAATGCCAAAAGAAATAGTGAATAGTATAAGTAAATCCAATAATAAGAATAATAGAAAACTTTTAAATACGGAAAAATCTTCTTTTTTAAGATTATATTATTATCTCAAATATTTACAGGTCCCAAAAGGTAAAAATATTATTATTTCATCAGAAATTTCTAAAAAAAATAGAGTAAATAGATCTTGCAATCCAGAATATTCAGAAGATATTAAAAAACTATGCGAAAAAAATAATATTACAATTGGAATATTAGGAGCATTACATATAAAATGTATAAAAGAGATTTTAGATAATTCAACATTAACTAATGGTAAAAAATTAAAAGTAATTACAATAGTATCAAATACTTCAGAAAATATGTTAGGTTTAGTTAATAAATGTAGTGGTAAATTATCTAAAAATAATTCAGCAAATGCCCATAATATAGGATGTGATGTACTTCTTGATTCAATATTATTAGATATACCGAATGTAAGTGAATTAGGTGAAAAATTATTTAGAAAAATAATGGCAGTTGTTTTTGCATAAGAAATCTAAATAGAAAATGTGAATTAATTTTTTCAACTTGATTCAATATATCTTTACACTTCTACTTAAAACCATATAAAATTGTACAATCAGATTAAAAAAGAAAGTATAAGTGATATCTTAGACTAGAATCTACGATTAAACGTAAATGTTTCTAATAAAGTAAGCGGATACACTACAAGTAATATCTTATTTGGTATATGAAATAATGAAATAATTAAAAGATGCTCGAAAATATAAGGAATATGTTTAAAAATGACATTTATATGGAATAATAATGAGATGCGATCGTAATCGTCATTTTTATAAATATACTTTAATGGATGATTCTACAAGAAAATGTTCAATTTAAATTATATAAAATCTAAGATATATTATGTCATTTATAAATAATAATCCATATTTCCACTCTCTTATATCAGATGAGCTAAAAAAAAGCGGTCTCCAAGAATTAGATGACCCGTCGTCATCAGATAAAATATTCTACTGCGACATAAGTTATGGAAATCGCAATCATCCAAACTATTCAAAATGCGAAATCGTGAATCAATTACAAAATGTGAATCCTCTTGGGAATAAGAAGGACCAGTATAATATACATCTCAATTATTATAAGAAGCGCCCCGATTATATTCCCCTAACAATCTCCTTCAATCGAAACAGCCTCGAAGAATTGAAGCAACTTTTTGTTTCGAATCCACGGGATGACCCACCGGTTTATATTGTAAAGCCGGAGAATTCATTGTCGAGGACCGGCGTTGGAGTTGTCCGTAATTATTTAGAACTTATGAGTCATTTAGACCACTACTCTGATTATCAAGAATGGATTATTCAAGATTATATTGATAACCCCCTCTTATTTAATAACAAGAAGTTCCATTTCCGCATATACGTCATTTATGTCCAGACGGAAAATTCGACGACCGCATATTTATCAAAGAACGGCTTCATTTATACAGCGAATAAAGAGTTTGAAACTGATACATTTGACCCCAATATTGTATTAAGCGGGGAGAATTCTAAGAATAATGTTTTTTATATTCCGGAAGATTTTACGCGCAGTTTCGGGAAGCAGGTGTGGGATAATATGGTATTTCCCCAGATTGTAAAAATTACACGCGAGACTATCCGTTCAACGGTTGAACACTTGAAATGTCCCGCAAAGAAGCAGAAGTGTTTTAAGATTCTCGGTTATGATATTCTTATTAATAAGGACTTCAAGTGTTTTCTTGCGGAAATAAATGCGCGCAATGTTAGCTATAAATATCCGAACCAAAAATTTAAGGATACTTTTTATAAGAATATATTGAAGCTTGTTCTTTCGAAGACGTCCCTTTCAACTCCGGAACTTATCAAGGCGAAACTTCCATATGAGCGGATATTCTTTAAAAATGATGGGACAATTATTGAAGGGTTTAACAACTTCAAATCGCAGAAGACTTTTTACAATTATTATCGGAACATCTTTTTTCCTTTCTTGATGCTTATATTAATTTTCGTCGTTTTTCAATTGCGTCATTAAGAATAATTTTATTCTTATATTTTATAAGAATGGTTTTTATGTATATCATGATAGGATTTATGTTGATTATAATGGCGATTATAATAATACAAGGTTATCGTCAGGATGTATCGTATGTTATGAGTAATGTCGATAAGCGAAAATATATGGTTTATAATTTAAAATATAAACAGTTAGCCGCTGATACACTCGCCAATGTTCGAACAAAACTGACCAACATTTGTTCCATCCTATCTAAAAAATATCCCGAAGATGAGCGCATTTCTCGAATGATTTCCAAATTCAATCCTGATAATATAGTAGAGTCGGAGCCCAGTAGCACAAATACGAGTTATAGCATTAATAAGGGGGAAAAGATGGTCCTGTGTTTGCGGTCTCGCGATGGACAGAACCGCATTGTTAAAGAGAATGTCATTATGTTTGTGGCCCTACATGAGTTGGCCCATATTATGACCCTCTCAGTTGGACACACGAATGAGTTCTGGGAAAACTTCGAATTTATTCTCAAAGAAGCGATTAAAGTCGGGTATTATAAGAACATTGATTTCAATGCGGACCCTCATGACTATTGCGGTATTAAGATAACAGATAGCCCACTCAAATAAATTCATAATTAGAAAATATATTTTATATCTTTTAATTAGATGACAACAGAAATTTCGACCATATGTGGAATAATAGACTATGATAAAAAGAACATTTTTAAAATTATACGGATGGACCGGTTAAAGACGAACATTTGCTCATACATTTTTGTAGGAGAACAATCCCGCGATGTTAAACAATCACTATCTAATTTAGAACTAACCGGAAAGCCAGATGCTCTATTAAAATCCCATTTCAAAAATTATTATGATATTATAACAAAACATAAAACCCAACGATTTAAATTCATATACCAACATATTTATGAAGACGACACGATTACAACTATCCGAAAGAAAATCTTTTGTTTTATGAGCAGTAATAAGGATATTCTCATACCGGAAAATCAGGAGCTCTGGGTCATATATGGCTCGGGGACGAAAATGCTTGGTCCCACTTGGACCAACATCGAAGGACGACCATCCCTCCTCCAAAAGGAAATCGCTCCCGACTACAAGAATTTTATAGCGAAGGATGGACATATGATTTTGGTTGAACACGCAGTCAATATTAATGACCAGACGCTCTATGATGCTACAAATGGACTTCGTTTCGATAACGGAGAGATTTATTTACACATGCTGAACGATGAAATGGAGTATTGCCGGAGCATTGGGAAAAAGGTCGATGATATTTTGGTGAATGGGTATTTTATCAAATATTGGGCTGGGGCCGTTATAGAATATGATCCTGATATTATTTACAAGGAGATGGAGCGATTGAAGCCTCTTATTAAAGCGGAAGATAAGCTCATAAACTTCATGGAGAAAATACCAGTTGATATGAGCTATTTTCAGGGATGTAATGTTATTCAGTTGTTGATTCATATCACTAACGATTATGAGCACGAGTTTGTCAATTTAAAAACCATTTTTAGTCTGTTCGCCGTCGATGAGAAGACCCCTTTTATGCGCTACAAAGATATGGACAATCCGGCCCCATTCTTCCGTATTTATAAGCCTCTTGTTGAAACCAAGGTTATCAGTGAGAAACAAATCAAGGATTGGATTGCTTCAACGAAGAAGGTTCGAGACGCAACGGATACACTCATCCGTGAGGTCCAATACAGCTCTCGTGGCCTAACATTGAAGCGCTATATTTATACTCTGGATGACCAGCCCAAATACGCGACGATTAATATTCATCGCAACGGAAATATGGAGGTCCGGATTGCGTTCAAGGAAAAATACGGCGCCTCACTAAAAAATACATATGAGGCCGTTATGGAAATCAGCAAATTAATTCAGAAGATAAATGAAATTGATTTCCGATATAGACAGCTCAAAATACCAAAGACTACGAAACTTGGATTACCGAATGTTTCATTTAACGCATCGACGAATAAGCTGGAATTTCATGGTCGGACGCGTTTGATATTGATGGACATTATTAATTTAGTAAATTTACCAGAGGATTTCAATTTCAAGGATATGAATAATTTTTCCAATAAGTTCATGACGCCATTTTTGTCGCCGATTCTGTCGAAGCGCAATTACGAAAAGACGGAACTCCTCGCGAAGTATAAGCGTGTCTCATTTTATAGCCGGATGAACTTGGAGTTTGAGTTCATTCATAAAACATTCCAGCAAAACCCAAATATAACTCCGGCTAGTGTTATAAAATTGCTTCACGAGAGTTATTACGCGCAGAGGCCAATTGATGAAGCGATTAAAGTATATAAAGATTGGGAGCGTAAGTATGGTTTTATGGGAAGTCAGGGTGTCAAGACTACTCGCCAGACAGGTATAGAGATAAAGATAAAGAATGGGAAGATGCATATGAATGGGTCGAAGAATGTGATGCAACTTACGAACGCATCGATTTTTATAGCGAAGTTCATCAACCTATTCTCAAATCAGTCGAAATATTTGAAAAAGAGTGAGATGAATGATGTTTTTAGTCAAGAGTTGATTGAATTGGAGGAGTCGATTAATAATATTAATGTTAGCGTTTTACAAAACACGACGCCCCTAACAAATGCGAACTATATGAATTATGCGAATACGCTTGGTAATATATACGCCGAGGACGAATATGTTAATACAGCCGCGAATAAAGCAATGGAGAATGATAATAAAGAGAATAAAGATAATGATGATTTTAATAGGGAGACATACTTGGCGCGGGACGATGATATCGACCGAAATATTCGTATGCAATGCGAAGACAAAGATTTGAAACACGATGTTTGCACCGATTTCTGTGAGGATGAGTTTTATACGCTTCGCCGTCTTCAAAAATATGACAATCCAATCTTCAAGTTCAGGAGCGACGCCAAGTTCGCGAACTATGCTAAGCAGTGCCAACCCCAAGAGCGCCAACCCCTCGTTTTAAAACAGGACCCCGCAACTAACCCAAAGATAGACCCCGACTCTTATAAAAATTCAGTCGTCTATGGGAGTTCGCCGGACCGCCAGAATTGGTATATATGCGCCCAAGTGTGGTGTCCATATGAAGAAATCCCGATTTCATATAAGAAAATACAGAACAATATTAAGATTCGTCCCACGCGAAAGGGGAACTGCCTGACGGCGAAGTGCCCAAGTTGCTTAGAGGAGGGGCGAATAACATGGTTAAAAATTGTGGAGGACAGTAAGTTTAATCCATATATTGGGTTCATTGATGAGAGCAATCATCCAAACCAGTTATGTATGCCATGTTGCTTTAAGATTCAAAAGGATAACCCGAAGTCGAAAGGCTATGCGAAGTATATGAAGTGCTTGGGTAAAAATGTGGATAACACAATTGATGGAGATGGGATAGATTATGTTATGGGTCGTGAGAAGATACCCCTTTTGCGAAATAGGCTGGGTCTTCTTCCAATTGAAATTGCGAAATTATTCATATCCCGTTGTAATACGGGGAAATTACCTTTGAATACGAGGTTCCACTTGCGCTATGGTGTAAAGGATGATACTAAACAGTCTTTCATCTATTCAATTCTATCACTAATGGAAACGGACGATACTCAACTGAACATTCTGACATTTAAGAAATATTTATTCGAAACTAAACTCAACCGAAAGCTCTTTAATAGTTTAAATAATGGAGAATTATCATTGACATTCAAGACGGATAAGATTGACCCATATGAGAACTATGTGAAATATATGATGAGCGACACGACGAAGATAACGGAGGAATATCTCTGGGATTTTCTGTCGCGGCCAAATGTTCTTCATGAACAGGGAATGAATATTTATATACTGAACTCACGGGCTCTGTTGTGCCCAGTGGGTTTCTATATTCGGGACTTTTATTCAAGTAGTAAGATGTCCGTTTTTATATATACGGATGGGCGCTATTATGAGCCGATATATCTCGTAAGCAATGAAAAAGGTAAGATAAAAGTGAAGCGCAACTTCTTTCCGGAAGATGGTGAATCAATCAAGTTTTTGAATATGTCTCTTAATAATTGTGTTAGCAAACATCTAATTGCTTGGGACAAAATACGGGCTAATACATTGAAGTCTGAATATTTTGAGGTTAAACCGGATATCAAGGCGACAGAATTACTTAATAAACTGAAAGAAACAAAAGATATCAACATAAAGGCACAATATAAGGATTCATTTAATAAATCGATCGGTCTTATTACCGAGCAGGGCTTCCTCCTTCCGTTCAAACCACGGGGTGAAATTACTGATATCCCCGTAGAAAATTGGAAGCCACAACGCCTTATGAAAACAATCCGTTTCTATAATGAGGTCGCTAAAAAGTATAAATTATCTTATTACCCAACGCGCGTTTTTAAAGATGCGAACGGCCTCATAATAGCAATCCTATTAGAGAACAATCGAATAATACAGGTCATCCCAGAAAAGACGTCCGTCGATTTGATTGAATCATCCGGAAAATATTATGTTGATGTAAATAAATATATTTCTAATACGAAGGAGAAGACGAATGAGCGTGTTCTAATGAGCCATACTCTTATTTATCAGAATGAAACGTATGAGCTTCTTCGCATGGAAATCGCGAACTTTCTTCAATCGAACAAAGAAAAAGACGAAATAATTAAAATAATACAGAACACTACTATGAAAAATAGGCGCGATTTATTAAAGGGAATTGTCAATAAAATATGTAAAAAGATTGTCGTCATTATGAAATATCTTCCTTTCCCAATTGAGGACTATATTCGCCCATCAATTCGAAAATTATGCTCTAAGTTGGATAAGAAATGTAGCTTGAACCCACATTGTATGTATAAGAATGGAAAATGTAGCCTGATACTATTAGAGAGGAGCCCCATTGACGGAAAAGCTCTATTCCCCTTTTATGTTGATAAAATAACGGATGAGATATTATATAATCGCTTATTACGAGATGAAATAATGGAGGACAAGATTGATGAAATATTAAATGATACAGTAAATGTTCGGAATGATGAGATTCTTATTAATGGTGCGAAGGGTGTATTTGAGCAGATTCGTTATCTCTATGAACCGAAGAAGGAATTCACTTTTAGGACGAACCATCAATATAGTAAGATAAGCCACACTTATAATGGAATAAACAAAAATAAATATATGGTTGTTAATAAGGATATTCGATTGGATGATATGAAATTAATGCCCCTGCCATCTTATTGGAAGGGACACATGCCCCGATTTAATTATTACGACGATTGTAGCAATACGAACAGCCTCTATTCATCACTCCTTTACATTTTAGCAATTATTAGCCCAGAAATTAGGTCCGTAATTCAACTCAAAAATACACAGATTGATAAAATAGAGAACATAACTAACTCTGACATAAATAAGGAGCCAATGTTCTCAAATATTGGAACTGATATTCACGATGGTATCAATCGCATTATTGAGATATATAAGCATTTCAATTATAATGCGTATAAAAATATTAATACAATTACACAGTTGAAAGAGTTTATATTTACCGATGATTATCCAGCAAACGCAGTAGATATATTTTTATTAAGTAATGCGTTAGCTATTAATATAATCATCTTGGAAAAGCGGTTAAAAAAATCAAACCCAAATGGATATTATGGTTTCATCAATTCATTGAAGCGCGACACAATCCTATTAATGGAGAATCCCATCCAGAATAAATATTGCTACAATATTGTTGGGAAGAATAAGAATTACATTTTTAAAATGAGGGACATGCCCAATATTATTAAAAAGAACTATGGAATTGCGAATATAATGGTAAATGAGAATAATATAAAAGTGAATAACTCTATTATAAAAAAGAAAATTAAACTCAGAACCAAATTATCAAAAAATAGTTTAAAATGAAAACGCTATATTATAAAAAATGAAACGTTCCATTCAAACAAACCAACAAAATAAAAGAGTAAAATTTGATGATAATCATTATAGCAAAAATGATTATATCGATTCTTCGTCGTTCGTGAATTACATGTTAGATATACCGATTTTTGATTATTTGGCGATGTATAATTACGAAAAAGAGCCAGATGCTTTTAATGAGAATATACGTATTCAATCGAATCACAATTACAATTATCGAATTCTCTCTTTAAAGAAGAAATGTATTGATATGAATTATTACTTTGATGATTTGACTGATTATAAGAATCACGAGTCCGTCGATTTGACAAAACAGATGATTAACGAAAAGGTCCAAGTAATTTTTAATGGGCGTTTGCGCTGTGATAATTTACGCCTTTTTACCAATTTTGATGTGTTGATTCACAGTAGCATTATTCGTGATTTCTTGGATGTAGATTTGAATCATGAATCATTTGAGGGATATTATCAATTGCTCATTGTTTATAATAATAATCGCGACCAAAAGAAGAACAACGCTATCTTATATGGAAAGCAGAAGGTTCTGGATTCGTCCCTTACATTTGACTCCCAATTTACGCAATCCCGTGCATTTATTTTATCAAATACGAATATAATTTACACGATTGATTTAAATAAACAACATTTATTTTATAAGATGAATGAGGCCTATAAGTGGATACATGATTTAAGAGAGAATGGGAGGTCATGGGACTTGTTCAATCCGACGCGCCACGAGCTTCTACCAAATGCGAAGCACTGTTCTACATATGGCTACAAACGCATAATTCAGTCGATTATTAGTAAAAACGATGAATTAACTTCGTATAATGATATAACACTGGAAAAGAGGAATGATTATTTTATGAGAAATATATCTATCGAAGATGCCCTTCGAGAGTCGGGTAAGCCATTTTTAAAGAGCGTCGTTGACTTACGCGGGACAAAGAAAGTTCTATGTGATGTATCGAAACTGGTAGTCCCTGAAAAACGAGTTTTTTATGTCGATTTTGAATATATAAACAGCTTTCATTTTAAGAGGGATTTTTCAAATGCGGATACGAACCATCTGTATTTGATTGGGGTCCTTTATGAAAAGGATGGGTCTTGGTTATACAAGGCTTTTATTCCAATTGCGATTGACCATGCGAATCCAATCTCTTCGTATGAGGTCCAAAACATTCGAGATTGGATTAATTTCATGGATAGCTTTGGAGAGCCATATTGTGTAATGAATTGGTCGACGGCTGAACAATCAATGTTAGCCTCTTTATCGAAGCAATATCATTTTGAATTAGATACAACAATCGAATGGATTGATTTACTTAAATTATTTAAAACAAATATTCATTTTGTTTGCGATGGAATGAAGACCTATTCATTGAAGGATGTTGCGAAGTCTATGTATAAATTGGGCTTTATTAAGACAAATTGGAATGATAACATTATGAATGGATTGGAAGCGAATATTCTCCTACTACCAAATTTTATAAAGGGGGACTATGTTCTTCAACAGTGTAATTGTTTATCTGATATCGTAGATTATAATGAGATTGATTGTCGGGTTATGATGGAATTATTTGAATTTGTTGTGAGTATAAAACAGAAGAAAAATAATAGCGCATTACTTTATGGTGACCATTATAAATAAAAAACCGCTCATTTTCTATGTCGATAACGTATTAACAAAGGATGAATGCGATTTAATTATCAAAAAAAGTCGGGAACATATGAAACGGGCGATTGTAGGGTCGGGTCCAGAAGCGAAAGTGTCTTCTATAAGAACGGGAAGCTCTCATTTTTTAAATTATTTAGAAGATGAAGAAATTTTCCAAATTTATAAGAAGATTGCGTTGCTTTTGAAGAAGCCGGGAAGAAACTTTGATACGTTTTTCCAAGTAATACACTATGAAGCAGGAGAGGAGTATAAAACACATATGGACCCGAGTCCAAGCAGGAATAAGAATGAGGGAATACGTCATCGAAGATTTACGTGTCTATGTTATTTGAATGATGTCGATGGGGGTGGCGAGACTGAATTTCCGAATTTGAATGTTAGGGTTTCTCCCAAAATGGGTCGGATGGTATATTTCGATAATTATCATAAAGATGGAGATATAAATTATAAATCAAGTCATCGATCTATTCCGATTCAATCGGGAGAGAAATGGGCTTTCAATTTGTGGTATCACGAGAAATGAGAAACATGTGTTTTAAGCATCCATGTAGCCATGCTATTAATAAATTGTATTGGGCTTTATTAGATGCAATTTCATAATCAATTGAACAATCAATATATTCGCAATTCAATAAAGAATACCACTCGTATTTTCCTTCATTACAACACGGAACAAGAAAATGTGTTGTAATATCATAGAAGTATGATGTCCAAGCAGTTTTTATTACAACCCAAAGCCGTCCATCATCTTCATTTATGAAAAAATCACACAAGAAATTACCGTGTTTGAGCTGGTATTCAAAGTATTCAATAATCATTTTACAGGTTCTGAGTTCAAGTGTGTCATCTTGTTTAAGCCCATCATGATACCTAAGAATAAATGCAGTTAATCTCAGATTATGATATTTTCTAACTTTGTAGTTTTTAATCATAATTCGGTTCTTTTTGTTTGAATAATAAAATTCATAATCGTCTTCATAAAAGAATCTTTTGGGGAATTTTCTTTGTTTAACCAGTTCTACCGAACAATCTGTTTTAGCCTGATCTGATTCTACTCGTTGCGTTTCTTCAACAACTGAACAAAAATCAATATTTAATTTTAATTCCGGTTCTACTACTATGATATGATTAAACAAAAAATCAAGTTCTGTTTGATTATACTCTTCATACTCTTCATACTCTTCCATTTTTGATTAGTTTAGTTATTTAGTTAAAATAATTCTTTTAAATAAATCAATTTTTATTTCTCAATTATATATAAATGGCGAATGATAAAAAAGGTAAAGTTGGTCTTCGTTCTCGAAACAACAAGACCAAAAACACATCAAAATCTAATGACGCATCCAAATTAAAGGAATTGAACAAAGCATTCGAGGAATCTAAGAGTGGAACTAATTCAAAGAATGAAAAACCTATTAAGAAAGCAAAAAAAGAGAAGAAAGATAAGAAAGATAAACCAAAGAGGCCCCTAAACGCATACATGGTTTTCGCGATGGAAGTCCGTGAATCTGTAAAGAAGAACAATCCGACAGCAAGTATTATTGATATCGCTAAGAAGATTGGCGCATTATGGAGAGCAATGTCTGATTCTGAAAAGGCAAAATACAAGAAATAAAGTAATATTTTTTTAATTTATATATATTCTATATATATAAGATAATTCCAATTATGTATTTCAAAATTTACGGTCAAATGAGAACTGGAACAAATTATATGTCATCTCTTATAAAAAATAATTTTTCTGAAACTAATATTTTTATGAATGTTGGAGGCTGGAAACATGGTAAAATAATTGAATTTCCAAATAATATTGATTTACTTAATTATGTTGATATAAATACTAAAACTAATATTGATATTGATAAAACAATTGACTTATTCGCAACGAATAAGGTAATTTTTTTAATAATGGTAAAAAATCCGTATATGTGGATACATTCTGTTTCAGTATATAAACAAAAAGAAATAACATCGAAATTTTTAATTCAATACATTTTACTTTGGAATGAAACCTATTCAAATTATAAAGATTACATCGAACGCGGTAAAGCATGCGTAGTTAAATATGAAACATTACTTCAAGAACCACATGAAACACTTGATAAAATAAAGAATAAATTCAATTTGATTAAAAAAAACTCGGAATACATTCTAGAAAATAATGTATTATCTGCGAATAATGATTCGAATATAGGAAGAACTAAAAAAATAACATTCAATAAAAATAAATACATAAATTCAATTATTACTCACTATTTATCAAATGATATAATTAAAATTATAAATGAAAATATTGATAAAACACTTATGAAATTTTATGAATATGATTTAGTATAAATCACTACATGATTTATATCTTTTAATTTTCTTACATACACAATCCAAATTTTATAAATCAAATCACTCTTTTTTCTTCATTGGAATCTTCTTCTTCTTTGAATCCGATAATCCAATCTCTGGAATTATATGAGGCTTCATTGGCTTCTCCGTTAATTTGGTCGCATCCACTGAGAAATTGAACATATCATCCACGGACTCACCCAAATTTTCATCATACTCCTTCAACAACTTATCTTCTATCTTATCAACTATATCAACTTTCTCCTCATATTTCTTACCTTCCGTCTTCATCTTCTTCAACTCATTGAAGAATTTCACTTCATCAAATAAGATATCGAATGAGTTGGTCCCGACACGCGGGAGTTGTCCAAACATAACGTTCGCACTTACTCCGCCCATCTTATCCTTCTCTGCGAATGTAGATGCTTTCACTAAAATTTCAGTGCTCTCCTCAAATGTCGCCTTCGCAATTGCTCCTCTTTCACCGGACCGATTAATACCGTGTCTTTCGATGGGCATAATAATCCCGCGATGCGTCATAATATCACCTAACAGGCTCAGATGGCGGTAATTAACTTCATAGTCCTGCATCTTCATCAACTCCCGAATAATGATTGCTCTTGTCGCCTCAATTCCAAAAATCTCATTGATTTCATGAATATCGTTGCTTAATGTTCTCGTCGAATCAATCTTATCATTCATCAAAACATCCAACAAATTCACTCCAATTGTCTGTAAATACCATTCAGTCGTCTGGTTATAACTTCCATCGTCGCGATATACAATCTTCTTCCTCATTATCGGCTGAACTTGCTCAATATTTGGAATTCCTCGAATTGTAATCCCCATCAATATTTTCTCTAACTCTTGTAAGAATTCCAAATAGTCTCCATCGTGGCTATCCTCGCGAATACGAATGCGCATCATCAGCTCTTTCGCATTATCATCAGAAAAGATACACACGATGTCATCCTCCACGCTATTTCTCTGAATAACATCTTGGATGTCGGACAGATAAATATTCTTATTCATCATCTTCTCCTTATTGAAAACGACGCGCAATATCCAATTGCTGGTCTGGTCCGTTGGACATACGGGGATACCAATAGCATCGGCGAACTCCTGATATGTTCGAATATACTCGACATCCTCTTCAATACTCGTCTCATCGCTCCGGTTTTCATAAATAATCATTGTTCTTTCGACAATATCTTGTAATTTCGTGAAACCAATGTAATTACATACATACTTCGCGCCTGTTATATCTTCGGCGTATTCATCCTTCAAATATATTTCCATTGACGGACTCTTGATAGTTTTCGAAACATTGATGATTTCCTTGATGCGAGGAACACCAGTCGATGTTACCAAAGCTTTCGCTCCTACACCCGCATTGTGGAAAGTATCCCGCATACAAAGTCCATTATAGATATTGAAGTTCCTCGTATTTTTAACGGTCAAATCATACATATATGAATATTCCGACACAATCTCATCGATTCTCACAATTTTATCATAGACGATTTGTTCATTTAATAATGATTCGAATACCTTTTTATCGGCGTCATTCTTTGATTTCAATATATACTCTTCAACTTTTTTACGATGAATATTTATGGTCCCGAATTCAACTGTTTCCACACAAGGAATTATATAATCTAACTTTCTACCCAACCACTTATCGTCATAATCTTCAAAAACAATCGAATTAGACACAGGAAGATAATCACCCACTTTAAGAATATCTCCATCGACCCCAATAATCTTATTATTGACCCTCTTTAAGAAACTCTTCGCCTTTGTTGCGACTACAACCCTACCACTTTCAGTCGTAATTTTCAGAACTGTATTTGTTCCATCCTTATTAACAACTGGATGTCTCGTTGTTGCCTCAACTTCATCCCAAATAATTTGACCATCCTCCGTACAAGCAGGAACATATACCTTTTTATCACGAATATATTCTAATGTGGTATCATGCGGATGTTTTTCGATATTCTGTTCTTCCGCGCTTTCAATTCTTCCATCAATCCAAGCGCCAATTTTAGTCTTGACTAATTCATCATCAACTTTCAACATAATTTCAGTATCCCATGAAACACTATTCAACGTATTATGAACCATTATTCCATTATCAACCATGAAACTCTCCGCATTCGGAACCGTGAAATCATACACATACTCTAATTCATCACCATCATAGTAATTAATTGACACAATTTCGTCCCAAATAACATCAGAATTAACAGCCTGTTCAACGAGTTCAACCTTCAACTTCAATTCATAATCATCCACTCGACCCATAGCCCCATGAAAATCATTCAAATATTTCTTCAATGTATTCCGTCCAATGCTCTCTGATTCCTTCCATCTCCCATAAACCCGACTATTTCCAGAAAGATTCAGGCTCTTACCAATATCCGCAATTAAATTACCAACCGCGGGAATCTTATCCACATAATCAATACACTCTCGTGTATCCCGTTGAGTATCCAATATGAACTTAATTTGCGCCTGTTTTTCATATCCCAAAATCTCGAATTCCTTCGCAAACTTGGGGATATACTTTCGAACAATCACAATCTCTCCCTCTCCAAAATGACAGAACACTCCGAAATAATTCAGTAAATTCTGTATATCAACCAAACGCGCACATTCCATCATAATAATGACCTGCTTCCGCGACATCTGGACCACACCATAAAAGTGTATGATACCCTCCAAATATCCTCGAATAAATTCTAATGGCATCTGGTAGATACACGAAAAATTCTTGATAAACGTTTCATTAATGAATACCGCCATTTCCACGGACTTAACAATCATAATACCTTCGCGTTTCTCATATGCGATTCCATTCTTTTCAAGAAAATAAATCATATGTCTATCAACCTCATTCCCGTATAGATTAACAACATATCCATTTTTAATCGGTCGGAAATTGTATGATGAAATCGCACAAAAGATACCGAATAACTTATCAAATCCAATCTTCATTCCAGAAATTGAAAGCGCCTCAATCGCACTATCAACCGCCGGTAAATTCATACAAACTGGAATCCTGTCTCCAACGGCCAACTTGGACCCCTCAATCGGAACAATACCATTAATGGTCCTCTTCAAGAATGAATGCGAAAGAGTTGCCTTCGTGGAACGACCGGTCCGCGTTTTAACTACCATCATCTGACCGTTAACTGGATGACGACTCACCTTTGAGATTTCGCGCCAAGCAATCTTCTCATTTGGAGATACTGACAAAATACGCATTTTGTCGCGAATCTCCATAATTGTATGATGGCCCGAATTATCAATGAAAATCTCTCCATTTTTACCCTTAATCGTTTTATCAACCAACTCGCCGATGGTAGTGTTCATCATTCGACCGTTCAATTCAACCACAATGCGCGTCTCCGCTGGGACGGACATCTGAGTGAGAGGTTCTCCCATCGATTGCGCACCGATGATTCCGACCATCTCGCCGGGTTGAACAAATGAAGTAATATACTTTTCACGAATTGTGTCGATAACAAATTTAAATACGACCTTATTGAACTTATTCTCAATCATTGATACTTTTGTTGAAAGGTTGCTATACATCAAAGCACGGAAAATATTGAGAGAAAACTTGGGAAGATAACGTGAAAGTTCGGCTTCTAATTCGTTCAATTGGGCGCGAATATAGGTCGGCGTCAGGTCCGACTTCTTGCTCAACTGATTCTTGAACATATCACGCGCGTTCTTGATTGTCCTTGGGAAAAATACTGGCGAAAATACCACTGCGTTCATAACACTCATATTCTTAAAGTAGGACTTTCGCGCAGTATCCCGAATTTCCATTATCAAATCATAATCGGCCTTCAAATGATTGATGTAATCTTTCTGACCGGTCATCTCTTTGTAGGAATCCGCGGTCATAATGTTCTTTAATAGGGTCATAGATTCCTCCGTAATAAGATACTTCTTCGCCATCTCCTCATTGCTGTATTCAATCAACTTCAATTCCTGCTTGTTCAACTTACACGGGTCAATACCATCATCACCATATGCGAACTGGACAATATTATTTACACCATTCCGAACTGTTCCACCGTATTTAACACTCAAATCTTCGAGGGCCTTGATTAAACGGCGTTGCATATAGCCTGACTCAGCAGTATCGCGTACTTGTAATCCATTTGAAAGACCAAAATTCAATGTTTTCGGAACTGTAATGTCATACACCTTTGGATAATCTAACACTGATAATTTCTCAATCCTAACAATTGAATCCAGAATAACATCATTAACAATACGATATCCATGAATCTGATTCCAATACACAGTCAATTCATCTCCGTCGATTTCAGTAAAAACACCAATCCTTGAAAAAAGATATGGGAGAGTCTTTTCATAATTGGGAATCTTGAAAATATCAGTCCCAGCTTCATTAAAAGACCGCAAATATTCTGATATCTTTTCATTAGATGAGCTCAAAATATTTTTAGAATCAACCATTGGAGGACACTCCAATTTCATCGTAACAGGTAAATAATCTCCGACTTTAATTTCTGGGGTCGGCTTTTCAATGAATTTTTTAAGATCTTCATTCCAAACAATCAATGACTTGCTCTCAACGACTTTAACATCGCGTCCACTCTCAGTATAAATTTTATACATTTCTTTTCCGGGGTCATGACGAGTAATCGCGGTTACCTCTCCCCAACTAACATTACCATCATCGTCAGTCGTCGAAATATAAGCACCATCCTTCAATTTCAACAACTCTTGTTCCTTCTCAGGTAAATGCTCAATTTCATTCTTATTTTCATCCAAATGTTTATCAATCCATTCACCGATCTGAATATATTTCATTTCTCCTTTTTCCAAAATTACAATTGTTGTGTCATAACTAACGGATTTAATCGCCGTATCAATTACACCAACGCGCCCACCCATCTGATGAAAAAACAACTCGTGTGGGTCCAAACCATTAAAGAAATTATTCACAATGAACCCTCTACTAATCGCACCATAATCATCCTTCGAAAAATGGGGTAATGTCCGCTTATCATAACCGAACGCAACTCGTTTATTAATAATAGATGTCTGTCCCAAGAATCCACGCGTCTGACAAATAGCACTCAGCACATCACCCTTCGCTCCGGAGCTGTTCGTAATATACATTCCATTCTTTCGGTCAATCGTCTTCTTCAAATATTTCTCAAAATCATATTTTGACCCATCCAATTGCTCCTTTATATCTTCTTCCAAACTGATATGAATGAATTTTTCATCCAAATCTGGATTATAAATACCAACATTCGCCTCCTTTATAATTGTATTAACATTCTGAATACGAGTCTCAATAATTTCCTTGATTTTCTTATTATCATCCGAAGATGGAATACAATCTCCCATTCCCAGAGTAAAGCAATGCTCAGATAGCCACCTATTTAACATCCTCTGATTGTTATCCAAGAAGTTTCGAACCGCATCCGGACCGAATGAATCAAAAATCATATGAATAAGAGTCTTCCCAATAATAGTTTTATCGAGGATTCCCTGCTTGAAAACGCCGTTCTCAATTATAACCTTATTGTGGTCAACTGGGTCCATATCATAACTCTTGTTCTCCTTCGTGAATGAAATGTCCGGCAAAAACATAGTGAAAATATCTTGACCGCGCCAGTTTCCATCCTTATCAGGAGAAGGCATCTTCCCAGTAAATTGTGGATTCGTCATCGTCAAATTAAAGGCGTTCTTTCGTGTGATTTTGATGTGGGGATGCGTAATTAAATACGCGGCTACCATCGTATCAAAATTCACTTGAATAATCGGCTCTGACTTTGCGGGACTGATGATTTGCGTGGGGACCGCTGTCAACTTCTCCAACTCATATGCAGTCTGAATATTTTGGGGGATATGTGTGTTCATCTCATCACCATCAAAATCCGCATTATACGGGGCCGTGCAATACACATTCAAACGGAATGTCTTTCCGGGCATTACCTTGACTTTGTGGGCCATCATACTCATTCTGTGAAGGGACGGCTGTCTGTTGAACTGGCCCCAGTCTCCATCCATCAAATGTCTATCAATAACATCTCCATCCTCCAATATAACACTGTTTCGGTCAATATACTTCAAATAAATATGCTCCGGATGAGCAATTCCATTCTCATCGTAATTCATTTTGGTTATCTGCTTCGCACCCGGATGAACAAGCGGTCCAGTCCTAACCAAACGATACAACTTCTCTTTATTATATTTCGTTACAATCTCCGGAACCGTAAGATTCATCGCGATTTTCATCGGAACACCGTATTCATCAATACTGATGCTCGGATCCACACCGACGACAGTCCTTCCAGAAAAATCCACTCGTTTTCCCATAATATTGGACCTAATACGACCCTCCTTTCCTTTCAATCTCTGACGAATCATTTTGAGAGGCTGTCCGCTACGACGGCTACTTACTGGAATATTTTTAATCTCATTATCAACCATCGTCGCGACGTGATACTGAATCATATTATGGACCAAATTAATCTGTCTCGCGGAACTCTCCTTCTCAACATCACTGTCCTTCTTCAAAGCCTTTTCCAATTCCTTTTTAAGAAGATTCACATTTTTCACAATTTCTGCGATTTTTGAGGTTAAATCATCTTCGGCCCTCTGATTATTATCTTGACGAACGGAAGGGCGAACTGCGGGGGGAGCAACGGGGACGACCGTGCATATCATCCACTCGGGGCGGGAATCCAAAATGTCAAACCCGAGCAACTCGGCATCCTCATTCGTAATCTTCTTGAAAATATTGAGGACGTGTTCAACGGGGAGCATGAACTTCAACTTCTTCTCATTCGCATCCTTGAAAGCATCGGAAGAATATTCGGCATCAATCTGAATAATGTTGTCATTCTTGTATTTGTCTCCCATAACTTTTCGGTATATGGTCGGTTGGACAGCATTACAACCACCATTGTAAATACACTTCTTACTCGATTGCTTAGTGCATAAATCGGCGACATACTTAAAAGCATTCGCCCCATTCTTTTTCTTCAATTCTTTCATTATAATCGGGTTCGATTTGTCGATGAGCAGGTTCGCGCATCGAATACACACGCATCGAAGCAATTTGATAATAGTATCCATATGTTGAATCCAATATACGGGAAGTGGGAGTTCGATATGTCCGAAGTATCCAGGGCATATTGTATGGTCGTAGTCGTCAGTGGGACAAATACGCCCCCTCTCTAAGACTCCCATCCTCGGGTCAAAGAGGCCATTCTCCTTTGGTTCATTTCCATCGTATGTCTCCGGAATGGTTACATGACATACTGAAGCCTTTTTCAGAGCCTCCGGATTTAATAATCCGAATTTGACCTCCGTAATATTCGCAATGTTGCTAACGTCTGATAGTTCTTGAAGTAGTTTAGACATATTTAATAAAGAGATTTATAATATAATATTATATTTCTTTTAAATTGGTTTTTTTTAAATCAATTTTTTGGGTTCTTTGGGGTCGTCGGCGTTGTAATTTTAGTTTGATTTAGTTTATTCCTAAATAAAAATAAAATATTATAGATAAATGATTGATTCCGAAAATAATAATTCGCCAAAGAAAAGATTTTTCTCCGAAATTTTTTCAAATTTAGGCGAAATAAAAAAACCGAAAAAAGAAAATACTTCCTATGAATTAAACATTATGAATGAAGATAATGAAATACCTAAGAAGAAAAAAAGTGCGGATTCTAAGGAATTAAAATCACTTTCTAAAATATCAAAAAAAGATACTTCTGAGGTTGAACCCATCCAAAATAGTTTTATAATTAGCAAAAAGAAAGTTTCTGCGAAGACACTTAAAACTCTTGATATTTCAACAAAAGAATATGAAATAATGACGGAGAATGAGTTTAATTATTGGAAAAAGCTATCCAAAGATGAAAGACAAAATCTAAAAAAATTAGAGCAGGAATTAAATGAATATGAATTCTCCGATATTCCGGAGAGGTTCCGTATTCTTAAATTCAATATTCCATTAGCAACAAAAAGAAACATCATGCAACGTTTTACCCAGTTCGAATTAATGGAAACTTCGGACCCAGAATATTTCAAGCTCAATCGCTGGATGGAAGGTATCCTCAAAATTCCTTTTGGTAATTATGTAAATCTACCTATTTCAATAAATGACAAATCTGATAAAATTAATCATTTTATTTCTGATGTTCGCTCTAAAATGGATACAAGTATATTCGGACACGTCGAAGCAAAAGACAAAATTATGCAGGTTGTTTGTCAGTGGATATCAAACCCACAATCATCCGGAAATATAATTGCCCTTCAAGGTCCTCCCGGAATTGGTAAAACTTCTCTAATCAAGAATGGAATTTCGAAGGCTCTTGGACGTCCTTTTCATATGATAGCCCTCGGAGGAGCAACGGACGCCACTTTTCTTGAAGGACACAACTATACTTATGAAGGCGCGAACTGGGGTCGAATTGTAAGTATAATCATGGATTCCAAGATAATGAACCCGATTATATTCTTCGATGAACTCGATAAAGTAAGTGGGACAAAACACGGAGAAGAAATAATTGGTGTTCTTACTCATCTTACCGACCAAACTCAAAATTCATCTTTTCAGGACAAATATTTTTCGGGAATAGATTTAGACCTATCAAGATGCCTATTTATTTTTTCTTATAATGATGAAAGTCTATTGAATCCTATATTGAAAGACCGCCTCGTTAAAATAAACCTGTCCGGATTTTCAACAACTGAAAAAATAAATATTTCAAAAAATTACATAATAAAGGAACTCAATCGAAATATTGGGTTCGATGATAATAATGTTATATTTAGCGATGAATCAATTAAAGAAATAATTGAAACATACACAGATGAACAAGGCGTCCGTGAATTAAGACGATGTATTGAAACAATCCTTCTTAAACTAAATATGCGCCGTTTTACAGAGAACGTTCAGTTCCCATTCCAAATTAATTCAGATATTATAAAAGAATATCTCAAAAAGCAAAATACGGATGACTTCTTGTCTAAAATGCTCTACCTCTAAAATGAATCATCCGGAAAATTCTTGTTATTACCTCTCTTTTCACCAATATTCGATTGCTGTTTAAGAGTTGTACAAACCTGACCTGTTGATGTAGAATAATCAGACCGACAGTTGGGACTTGCGCGGTTCTTCGCAAAAGCAAACATACTATCCTTCGGAATCTGTGAATAAATCATCTCATTTGCGAGAGGTAAAGGAGTTCCCTGAGGAACAAATAGATAATCACTATCAATAAGTTGATTATTTGCGGGTTGTGCTTTCCAACCATTGTAGGGATTTGCCTTCAATCTCAATCCATCATAATTTCCATAAACACCATTTCCCATTTCATATGAAACAGATGCCGGAGTATTTACACTTAATAAATAAGTGTTGTTTCCTAAATAAGACGCTTGTTGTTTATCAAGTTTATCAATACGGTCAAAAGGATTCGTCGGAGTTTTACCTGCGGGGCCTCTATAATAATCTGGGAATATACTATTCATTATAATATATTAGATAAAAAATATATCTATTCCTCTTTTTTATTTCCAAATATCCAGCGTATAATTCCATAAAATATCATTTTTCCATCCAATCTAAAATCATTAAAACGTTGTAATATATATTTCTCATTTTTTGAATTCTTATCTAATTTTGTTTCGTCTAAATTATTTTTTATTTTTAATATTTCTCCGGAATCAATTTCATACTCATTCAAAAAAGAATCCTCCATTTTATAAATGGTTTCTCTGAATGGAAATTTATTCAACTTATGACTATAAATGCGATTTAAAGGAATACCATTATTTTTAGAAATATAGAAGTCATTTAGGGGACCACCGTATTTTATTAATAGTGATAATAGTTCTGCTCGTTCTTCTAGACTAGAATCAATTTCAACGATTTGGTTTGGATTTCTTCTTAAATTATCATCTTTTGTATAAAGTGGAAAATAGTCAATTGTATCACTCGGAAAATTAACAATATAATTGATATTATTTTTGCGATATATAATCTCAATTATACAATCTTTAACTATTTGTTTTTTTAAATAAGAAAGTGATATAGAAGATGAATATTTTATTTTATCATTTAGATGATTAACTGAATCGGAGTGTTCTACGATTTTATCATCATAAATGAAATAAATATTTTGTATCGAAACATCTTTCGATATATTTTTATTTTGAAAATATTTTAATTCAAAAAACATATTAAATAAAAATGAAAAGAGTCTATTTAGTATAGCGACCATTATTTTATTATATATAAAATCTTTTAATCTATTTAGAAAAAATAAAATCTATATAATCATATAAATGAGCAGTTGCGCAAATATTGTTAATCGCCTTCAAAGTGATGTTTGTCTTCTTAAAGAGAATTGGAGTTATATTGAACTCATGGCCGCAATTCTTAAAATGGACCAAGCGATTTTCCTTCAATCTCCCCTTTTGGTTTATTTGGTTCCTTCTACTCCAAATGGAATCGGCATTCCTCTTACAATTGAATCATCATCTTCATCCGCTCTTACAACTACCACATATTCCGGATTAATCGTGTTGGACCCTACTGGAAGCGAAAACTGTGTCGTTTTTACTACGGAAACCCTCATTAATTTTGGTCAAAGAACTTCAACCGGTTTTTTTGAAATGACTGATACTCTTCCAATCATTGTTGTTAATGCGGACCCTAGTATTCTTCCAACTCTTTCATATAGTAATGTTGTATCTGCTCTTCAATCATGTGCATCCGCAAATGACAATCACACTGTTAGTTGTGAGGCTTTTGAAGCATTAAATGTTTTTCTTAGAAAGAATTTTGGAATTAAGAATCTATCTCCTTCTATTGCGGCATGTTTCTATGATTATTTTAATCAAACTGTGAATCGTGTAGTAGAACCAGTTGTTGAGAAAGAAGAGCCCGTTGTTTATCTTCCAGTTAATGAGACTTCTCGTGTAAAGACAGAAGTTAGTGTTATTTTACCAACTCAAACTGTTAATGAAACTTCAAGAGTAAATACCGAAATTAGCGTTGTTTTACCAACTCCAACTGTTAATGAAACTCCAACTGTTCAAGAGTCAGTTAGAGAACGAACACTCCTTACTGATTTATATGAAACTTGTGCGGAACGTGCTTTTCCATTTGAGCCCTTTGAGCCATTTGAACCACTCCGTGATATTTTTGAATCGGATAGAGAAATTAAAGTTGAAAAAGTAAAGACAAATAAACCAGTTGAACAGGTAAAGACTAATAAACCAGTTGAACAAGCACCTGAAATTATTGTTCGTCATATTGAAGATAGTATGACTACTACAACAACCGATTCAACTACTGAAAGCAGCAGTAATGATGCAATTGAGGCGAAATTGAGAGCTCTTCTTGAAGCAACTGAAACATCAGAAGTTTCAAGAACTGAGTAATTATTGAATTATTGAATTATATTTTTATATTATAAAAATATATAATGGAGTCGTGTATAACTATAAATCATATAGTGATTTATAGTTCTAGAGTTTATATATGACTTTATCATATATAAACTGTATTACAAATAGATTAAATAGTTTATGTGTTTTATATTGTAATTTAGAAAAAAAGTTAATGATTATTTGTCAAAAAATTACGACGATTCAATAATAAAAGAAGAACTTAAATCAATAAATAGAGAATTAGAAATAGTAAATGGGGAACTTAAAATAATTAAAAATGATAAAAATTATAAAATAAAAGAAGAATTAGATACAATTACACGCGAATTACGACACCAAAAAAATGTAAATTTAGAATCAACTCCAAACTATTTGGAATATACATTATTATACAGTTTATATATGACTTTGTCATATATAAACTCTAGAACTATAAATCACTACGTGATTTATAGTTATACGCAGACTTTGAAAATTGTGGTATCTGTATGTATTGTCCAAGTGAGCCATATGAACCTAATAATGATATATCAAGTGGTCCCATTATTGATAACGCAATATATGATAATTTAAAAAATATTTTGAATAATTAAAATATAAATTATATTATGTCATCAAGTGAAATATGTGGAGTAGTAAATGCGCTGACTAGGACAGTTTTTGATTTACAATTAAACTCTCAAAATTTTAGTAAAGATTTATGTATTTTTAATACTGACTTTTATAAAAATCGGAGGCTTATTCTATTTAGTTTTCTAACTTATGATTATATAACAACCGAATGTGTAAAAATTACTTGCGATGAACTAGATATTATGCGAGAATTCTTGCTCACATATATCGAGAAATTTCACTGCACTGGTAATATTGGAACTGTTTTTATTTCATATGTTAATAAAAGATTGCGATTCTGTTTTTGCTATTATGAACGCGCCTCCAAAACATCAGAGACTTGCGATACTCTCAAACTAATTGAAGAAGAAATAAATACAGTTTTTGATGGGTCTGTTTTCAAACTTCTTCAACCGTTCTTCAACAATATTCCCCCTAACACACCAATTTCCAATATTAAAAATCTTCATCTCTACTTTAAAGAAGGATGTTATTATTTGAAATGTAATGTTAATGGTTTATTAAATTATTGTGAATTAGAGAAAACGGTTCTCAACTGGAATTCAAGTAATTGCATCCCAATCAATGGAATGAATAGTAATTTCATTAGTGGTAGCTATTATGACACAAATATATGCCAACCCGGATGTGGAGACCATCCCGCTGAACCAGCTGAACCATTTGAACCATTTGCCCCATTCGAGCCATATTCTCCATCTGAACCATATTGTCCCCCAAAAACAAAAGAGCAAAAGCGTGTCCTCGAAGACATTGAAAATACTGACTATTTTAAAATTGTTAATAAAAAACTTGATAAGAAAGAATTAAGTAAAAATACTTTGTCTGGTGTTGAATCATCTGAAAAACATGAAGGAAATATTCGCGCGGCCATTAGCCGAATCCTCGAAATTAGTTCAACTGACGAATTGACTAGTTTGTAAAAAAATGACTTAAAGACATTTTTATATATAGAATAATAATGGAACACAAATTACATACATCATGGGTATTATGGTTTCATTCGTTGGATGACACGAATTGGACAAAAGATACATACACAAAAATAGCTGAAATTAATTCAGTTGAGGAATTTCTTGGAGTATATCAGGACTTCGATACATTTGGGAAAGGAATGTTCTTTTTAATGAGAAAGGATATTTTCCCTCAATGGGAAGATGAGAGCAATATTAAAGGAGGCTATTGGTCATATAAGATTGGAAAGTCCGTGGCGGAGAAGGCGTGGTTCGAATTGTCTTGCGCTTGTATTGGAGAATGTCTAACAAAGAAACCAGAAGATATGTTTAATATTAATGGAATCAGTTATAGCCCAAAAATAAATAATGTCATAATTAAAATATTGAACCGCAATTGTGAATTAAATAATTCATTGGTATTAAATGATAAAATCGAGAATTTACATCCGGGAACCTCTCAATTCAAATCGCATATTGAAAATAAGGATGAATTCGTAAGTAATTAGGAATCATTCTTCGTAATTTTTTCATTCAATAATTTCTGTTTTTCCTCTACGGAATATTGAACAATATTAATATAATTATCTTGTAATATTTTTACAATATAAGAATACGTGTCATTTAACTGGGCGTCATTTTTTGCCCCCGCAATCAGGATTTTACCTGTTCCGAAAACTGCGATTGAAATACGGCGACAGTCTCCATCTTCTTCGCCCCTCTTTTTCTTCGCGGAAAATTTACACTTTTTGGAACAAACGCAAACCCCGTTTTTCACCAGCTGGTTCGTATTCCACATGAAATATATTTTAACGCCTTGGTAAACGCGGGGGTCATAACTACTGAAAAGCTGGTATATTGCGCGGTCTCGAATAAGGATGTCATACAACTTATGGTTATCGATAAAGAAACCGACGAAAAAGTTGCTGTTAATCATGACAATATCGTAATTGAGAACATCCGCGGTAGATTTATCTTCTTCTGTTTCGAAAATTTCGGGGAATTTCTTCATTTCGGCAATTAATAGCCGAACTGCGTCGAGTCCATCGTCGTCATTTTTTGAACCAGTGCATGTTATGCGCCCGTTCGTAAAAATCATCAGGTTAATACACTTATTCTCGCGGATTTTAACTGAAATACAAATCGAATTGTAAAAATTATTGTTTAGTTTGCTATTTTTGACCATTATCTTATCATCAATAACATCGGTTTCTACTTTTGTGTAATTAATCGTTTTTATGGGAAAATTTGGGGTTCCAATTTTTTCCTCTAACTTTCGACACATCAATTTCATATTGTATTTAACATTTATATAGCAACATGCAGTCTTAACGGAAATATTCAAAGATTGGGCTTCCGGTATATCTACTGGATTATTCTTTTTGCGCAGTAATATGCGCATCATCATTTCTTCATGTTGATTGATTTTATCAACAAACTCTGGGAGTGGGAATTGGAATTTAGAAGTCATTATAATTATACATTAATAAATGTCTGGATTTTTTTAAATCACTTTTTTCGTAAAAATGATTTAAAAGATTTAGAAGGAATAGTTATATACGATGTCCGAATATATTATGGAATGTAAAACTGTTCAAACCGGAGTTTTTAAAACGCTGGTTGAGGCTTTAAAAGATATCCTAACTGATATTAATATTGAATTTCACAAGGGGAATAGTGAGTCTCCGAATGATGATGAAAAAGGATATATTAAGATTGTGGCTCTGGATAGCACTGTGAATATCATGGTCCATTTGAAGTTAGAGGGGGCGCGATTTGAGTCATATTATTGTAAGAGGCGCATGTTAGTTGGAGTTAGCATGATGTATTTTCACAAGCTAATTAAGACGATTTCTAATAGTAATGACTGTCTTACTTTATACATTGCTGAGAATGATGAGAATAAGCTCGGAATTAAGATTGAGAACAGTGAGAAGAATAGTGTAACGAATTATAAGTTGAACCTGATGGATATTAAATACGATGACATTAATATTCCTCCCCAGAAGTTTGATAATATTATCAGTATGCCGAGTGATGATTTCCAGAAAATTTGTAAGGATATGAACAATTTGGCGGAGATTATTGAGATTAAAAATGTGGGGAACAAGTTGATTTTTGCGTGTAGCGGGGATTTCGCGGATCAGGAGACGGTTTGTAGTGAGCACAGTGGGCTCAAATTTGATAAAATGAATGATTCACATGAGGTTATTCAGGGCTATTATAATTTGAGACAGCTCGTTCTTTTTACAAAATGTACGCATTTGAGTAATAGTGTGGAGATGTTCATCAAGAATGATTTTCCTCTTATTATTCAATATAAGGTAGGGAGCCTTGGGTGCTTAAAGTTGATTTTGGCGCCGAAAGTTAAGTAATTTGCGATTAATTTTAATTTTATAATTGATTGAGCGCGAACACTCAATAATCACCATATATTGATTGGTTCTCCAAATTCTGAAATCGCTCGTTGATTGATTTCTGGATTTTTTTTGAAGAAATCAACAATGAAATTTGATATTTTCTTGTTAAAAATATGTCTCATACTACTTCCAGAAACCCTGTAATGTCGAGACTCATGTAATTTTTTAAAGAAAAAGTCTTTTCCAACGTATTTTCCAAACTCAAAAATCAGATTCACAAGTGATTCTTGTGAGATTTCTCTCGACGCAATATTCTGAACAAATAAAACAATTTGTCTGGAATAATCATTTCGTAGATTCTTTCGATTGACTTGAAAAAGAGGCTTCAAGACAAAAAAATACGGATTCGGATTGTGTTCAGAACCTGAGACGGTTTCATATAATTTCAGAATCAAAATCATTATTATCCTCAAATGTATCAGCGGTTTTGTGTATCCAACGATTCCACATAGTTCTCTTTGAATATGTTCATCAGAAGATTGTGGAACTTGAAAAAATGGTTCAATTCCTTGAATCGAACAGGTTTCAAAAAACATGCTCAAAACATCGAATATCAATTCTGAATGCTTTGCGTATTTTGGTTGGACACTTCGAACTGTATGACGAGATTTTCCTCCGGTACGCCTACTTTGTGGAAAATAAGAAGATTCAGGTTGAGCTTGCCAAGGTTGAACAGGTTCAGATTGAACCGGTCTTTCCTGAACATTTTCAACATTTATTGAAATCTGTTCTCCATCCGGTGTTTGAACTGTTAGTTTACATCCAACAACAGAAGCTGGTTGGCTTGTAATTGAATCAAAAATAGATTGAATTGTTTTATACATTTTCTTCTTTTTAGTTCCTAAAAATAACTGTTTAATTTCTTTCAATTTTTTCGGGAATTCGTATTCGAGCATTTTGCGCGTATATTTCCTATTTTACAATTATCTGCGATTATTTTTTCAGAATACGACAATAATCCGAACTCTTTCTTACACATCCTGTCTGGGTTGTTCGTCTCCGGAAAACAGCTCGTTGTATTTTCGAACAATTGTATCCCATCATAATAATTTCCATCACATACCCCCCTCTGATAACCATCCGGACATCCGTCATATTTTATATCTTTATATCCAAATTTCATATAATTTGATGTGTTTTCCCGTAAGTTCTTATTCTGACAAACCACGTTCATGTCGCTACCTACTGGGACACATTTTGTTGATTCTGGTTCTAATTTAACTCCGGCCTGATATCCATTTTCACAATATGCTCGGTAATCATTTTGGGGACAATTCTCCCCATCGATTTTTTTAACTCCATAATTATTACCAAAATTCTCTTTACACATTAGGTCATAAGAAACGATATCATTCTTAGGATATCCTAAGCATTTTGTTGATTGATACGGATGATAATATATATTTCCTTTAACATTGTGGATTTTTTTCTGGTCAGGGTATTTATTTAAGAGGGTTGTAAGTTGCTCGGCGGTCATGCATTTTCGACCAAAATAGGGATGCATATAACCGAACTCTCTATTTCCGAATTTGTTCTTAAACTCACATATTCCTAGTTCTTTATTTACAACTTTGGATTTAACTTTATTTCCATCAGTATCTCCTCGACTTACTTCTTTAAATTCCTCTTTTTCTTTTTTCCTACAATTTTTTAATCGTTCGCGTTTGGCTTTTTCTTTTTGCTCATCTTTATATGCTTGAACCGCATTTTCTTTACATTTATCTAAACGCTCTGGCGGTATAATACAGACATTGTTTGACATTAAAGTCCCATAAATACCATCTCTTTCACATATTCCATTTGGAAACCCACTTCCATCATTATTATCTGAATTTGGATTCATATAGTCATTTTTTTCCGCGAGTTCTTTTCCTACACCACTTGACATCCCAGTCAAATTACTGGAATTACTTGTCCCACCTGCGCCGCGATCCTTTAAATCACCAGCTCCTTCTTTATTACTATTAGTTAAATTACCATCCATAAACATTTCGACCTGATTAATATTAACAAATCCAAGTATTAAAACGACCCCGCATACAAAAAACATTCCTCCGATTCCCCATAATGCAATATCATTGTAATCTTGAACCGATATTTTACCAAGCAAAAGTAGGAGCAGAAAACAGACTGAAAATATCATAATAATAATTCCTGAGTATATTCCTGGATAATTTCTATCTAAATATGCAGAACCATCTTTTTTCTTTCTTCTAATACTAGAAAGTATGATTATAATGATGGATAATATTATATTAAAAACAGCTACTATAAAAAGTATATTATTAATCATTATTATTATAATATAAAAATAAATTAACAATTAATAATATAATGGCTGGTGGATTAATGCAACTCGTTGCTTATGGATCACAAGACTTATATTTAACAGGAAATCCTCAGATAACGTTCTTTAAATCAATATACCGTCGATATACAAACTTCTCTATGGAATATATCCCACAATACTTCCGTGTTCTTCCGACATTTTCGACCACGCAAGTGAATACGCTAACAGTCAAAATTGACAGAAACGCAGATTTAATCCATGATTGTTATGTCGTCGTCGATTTACCAAGTATTTATTCAACTGAGGATGAAAAATTCCAGTGGATTGAAAATGTGGGCCAAAATATTATTCAATCCGCAGAGATAACTGTTAATGGGGTCCAACTCGACATTCAATATAGCCAGTGGATGAATGTTTGGGCTCAACTGACCATTGACCGGAGCAAAAGGCGCTCATACGATGAAATAACTGGAAATATCTGGCAAATGCAGTTCCCTGAGAAATACTATGGCGATTATTCCACGACGACGAAGCCCACAATTGCGGGAAGGCGCCTGTATGTCCCGCTATTCTTCTGGTTTTGTACCAATCCGGGGCTGAGCATCCCTTTAATAGCCCTCCAATACACGGATATCTACATAAACATCCAATTCGCGCCACTGAATACCCTTTTTACGATGTGGTATGGCCTCTCTCCTGAAACACTATACGACTTCGGTAAATTCGGGAACACCCCCACCGCCGGAATACCCAACTTCGACAGCGAATTATTACAGGCAATCCAAGAAGCACAAACCCCTCCACTTGTCAATACAACGGCGGCTGATTTAGTGAATTCATTGGAAGCCCAAGGATACGGACCCACAAACTATTTCTGGAAGTTCGTCAATGGGACACAAGCGCCGAATGGAGTTTGGACCCAGAATTCATATCTATTTGTGAATTACATATATTTAGATGAAGATGAGAGGAGGCGTTTTGCGCAAACTTCGCACGAGTATCTAATGACACAGGTCCAGACATACGAATTTGGCGGAATCGATGGTAATCAGACTATTGAATTGAAGATGAGTCAACCTGTTAAGGAGCTTATTTTTACTACGCAAAGGACCGATGTTAATATTGTGAATCAGTGGAATAATTACACGAACTGCTTGTATAATCACTCGCTGTATGATGTGAGCTTCGTGAAAAATGCGAATTATTTCCGGATGGAGAGGATGCTTATTGACAACGGGATTGACTCTTGCTTACCGGATGCGCAACAGCAATTCAACAATAATCAACAGTATAATATTGATAATCAGAATATATTATATTCGGCTAAACTAATATTGAACTCGAATGACCGGTTCGACTTGCGGGATTCGATATTTTTTAACTCGATGGAGCCATACAAATATCACACGAATAGCCCAGATGAGGGAATATATGTTTATAATTTCGGACTGAATCCTGAGGATTTTCAACCGAGTGGGACGTGTAATTTCAGCCGGATTAATCGGGCGCAACTTCAAATGAATATGCGTCAGGTTGTGAATACGGATATTGAATATAATGTTGTTGTATATGCGAGAAATATAAATGTGTTTCGAATTATGGCTGGTATTGGGAATGTCGTTTTTGCGAATTAAAAACATTTTATAATTTTGAATAAAAACAATGTTTTTATTCATAATATTCAAACAAGCTGGAAAAGAATGGTTGAACCGAAAGCATTGTATGTTGGAGAACGCATTGAATAGAAAAAATAATTATCTCCATCGGGCACAATTACCACTTTTGACAATATCAGTTCATCAAAATTGAATGAATGAATTTTCTCGTTTTCATTTTCAACACAATAAAATAGATTCCAGCCCTCCTTACGAACTTGTTTTGCTCTGACCTGCTTTTTGTGATTATTTGCTATCTCGGTATGAATCAGTCTCGAAATGTAATCAATTTCACGAGGATTTTGATGGTCAATGACCACAAAATGAACTTGATTTGGCTGTAATTGAACAGGTTGTTCTGTAGTTCGATTAAAACAGGCACCAGTATTTATATTACAATAAAGCTGACTCGAATCAACTGTAGTTCCATCAACAAGTGAAACTGTTGATGTTAGAAGAAACCAACCGGCGTAGTCTTTGTTAACATCGTGTGAAGAAACTCTAATTTCTTCACCAGTTACACGATGAAAAAATTTGTTAGTTGCTGAATCGAAACGAATTAAATAATGTTGAACCGAAGGTACCGAATGAGGCTTAATAGAATAATATTTTTTCATTTTCCCGTTATTTACCAAAATAAATCATCATTAATTACTATCAATTTTTAATGAACTTGTAAAAATTGATGATTATTTTAAGCAAATATTCAATAATTGTTTGCTAAATTACAAGTTATATCAATGTCTTCATCATACTCATTAACAAAACAACCACGTCAGGAAGATTCTTCTGATCAATCAGGAAAAAAACGACAACGTCAGGAAGAACATGATATCGTTTCTAAATCGTTGTTGGCTAAACTGAGAACTGGAATGGGTTCCAGTTTTTCAAATCAGAATTTTCTGAAAACATTTCTCGAAATGTTTTTTCCAGATAAAACACTCGAATGGTGCGCTCAGCACATCATTGATTCGGCTAAGGATGGAAAATCTTCCCAGCTCATGAATCTATATACGTGGGTTTACGCTGGCCACATGGATCGGATTGACGAACGGAGTCATCTTGTTCCAATATTCGTCAAACTGATGACTGCATATATGCAGTATATTGTCAAGCATGAAAAAACCACACAAGTGTGGTGTGTCTACAATGGAGAAAACACTCTTGTTAGTCTGACTGATTCTGCAATGGAAGGAGACATTCCGGTGTTCTTTGCAGGCCACCTCCGTTTGGAGCTTCTTCATAACGAAAGTGAGAACCTGATGGAGTATTATGCGACCTTGCGAAAGGACATGAGGTTGGCCATCAAGGATGACGGAACCGTATCGTTTGTTTTCACAGGTAATATCACAAACCCACTCGAAAATCTTGGAGAAGGCTCTTATGGTATGGCTTTCAAGATTATGGGAATCGACGGGAAGTTGTATATCGTCAAGACCTTTAATGAAAAAATAACAGCAGAAGAAGAATGGGCTTTTCTTTCGAAGGTCGCTGGAAAGCATAAGTGTCTCCAACATGGAGTCAGGCTTATGACCAACCAGTCTGGATATTTCCAGAATTTCATCATCTCTAATTATCAAGGAGAAATGGTTCTTTCGGACCTTAAAAAGAACAAGGGGAAGAGAATACCACTTCAAAACATAATAGGCTACTTCTTGGAAATGAGTAAAGGACTCTATGTTGTTCATCAACTCGGTTTTATCCATGGCGACATCAAACCTGCGAACATAGTCTTTTCGCCTGATTTTTTGAGTCTGATTCTGATTGACTTCGGTATCGCAAGACAGTTTGGAAAGAACCTTGTTCATCCTGATTCGTTATACACGTGGTGGTTTAGGTTCCCGAGACTGTTTTTGGAGAAGCGAATGATGCGTGAATTCAACACAAATCTCCCCACAATTGTTCATCCAACTAAGATTTTTTCAGGAATGGACGGTTGGGCATTTTTTGTCGCAATCCTACACAGTATATCCCAACCATCATTCGATTTTCTTGGGTTTCGCTCAATGGATGAAGACCAAGCTCGCGAAGATATGTTTTGGACTTCTCCTGTGATAAAGTTGATGCAGAAACTGCATCAATTTCTAACCGAAGAACGAGGGATGAACTTCGTTCAGAAGGTTTACTGGGTTCTTTTCAAGAGCAGAGGTTCAGCAGAATTCATTCGAGTTTTCAGCGAATTTGGAGTGGATCTTCCCTCTGGAGAAGCGATGTATGAAGAATATCATCGCTTATTCAACAAATGGAGGCACAAAAATCCGATGAAAAATCGAGTTCAATATAGTTTCGAACACATTGTATGTGAGGATCCGGAGGTTAATATCACTGCTCATATCCAAGAATTGAGCGATCTCTTCGTCGAAATTATTTGCAATGGATGTGATTTTTCGATTGTGGGGCTTTTTAATACTCACGTTAGCGGTTGGCTGAACCGTTTAAACGGGATTCTTACCAAAATGAAGGATCTCAAAAAGAGTATCTTTTTTTACTGAATAAAAAATTTAGTATTTATAAAAATTGATGGTATAAATTAACAAAATTTTATAGGATTGATTCATTTTATTTTACAAATGGCTGATTATAGCAAACCACATAACAATCCTCAACCCCCCGTCATTCTCGCAGGTTGCCGTAAGAAACATTTCACTCTATCAGATCTCCGGATTCTGATGGTCTACATGCGTTTTTTTCTTACCAGTGTAGCTGTTGAGGAAATAAACGAATATTTCCATGAGAACATGTATATTTTCATGGAACTCACGATACTGGATGTTTGTTCCATGATAATAACTCACTTTGGCATTTTATCATGGGCAATACCGGACGTGTTGGATTTCGTCATGGTGTCTCTGATGGGATATCGGAAGCATACTCCTCTGATGTATATCATCGATGGGTTTGTTTTCAAACTGCGGAATGTGGCATATCATATTCAAAAAGATGGCTTGCTAACAAGAACTATTGTTCTTGAGATTGAATCGATTGAACCAATGAATTCACTGGTTGATAGTGAGACAACGTTGGATATAAAGAAAAAAATTGGCTCTGGGACATTTTCCAATGTATATTCGGCGAATTTTAAAAAAGACCGTGAGTCTCCTCTTTCGAACTACGCCATCAAATTTTTTACTGATATAAAAACTGGGCCTGATGACTTTGATGTTGAGACCACGATTCTTTCAGTTCTCAGAGGAACCACTGGGGTTATCAATGTAGAGTTTATTGTACTGATTTCTGTTCTCGGGAAAACCTGTTTTGCGTATGGCATGCCCTATTTTCAAAACGGAACCTTATATGATTACGCAAAACGTCTCTCAAAGGGCGAGATTTTGAAAATGCTCGGACCTTTGGCAGAAATTCTCCGTAAATGTCATGATAATGGAGTGTTTCACTGCGATATCAAGCCACCCAATATTTTGATTAATGATCAAGGAAACCTAGTGCTGGCAGACTTTGGGATTGGAGAATCCTGTAATCGAAAACATTGGTGTTGCTCTATTCAGAATTTGATATACACTCCATGGTATCGAGACCCTTGGAATTGGGACCAAGAAATAAGGAATGGTCTGAATTTCAAGGTGTCAATATACTCTGAAATATGGGCACTATTGCTCTCTTTTATTCATGTTTTGTCTCTTGGTCGGTTTGAAGGAAACAGATTTTTTTCTGTGTTTCGCGACGGAAACTATTTCAGTTTCCATTCACAAACATTTATTAACGAGGCAATTGATGTCGTGTTTTCGTCGAGCAGTTTTCAAGAACCATGTTCTCTGTTTTTTAAGAAGTGGTTGGACATCCAAAGGTTTATGCGCATTACAACAACTATTCCAATGAATCATCCAACATTCTTCGATGATCTGTATCAGGAATTTTTCCATGATTTTGGTCTGGTCATTGATGCAATGAATAGACAAACAACCCTCCAACCTTCCAAGACTGAGTCATCTGATGATGATGATTATGATTCTGATGATTATGATTCTGATGATGATGATTAGTTTTATATCGGCCATTTGGCTGAATATTATAAAAAATGATATAAATTTTTATTAAATATTTAGTCTATTACTTTGAGAAATGTCTCATATAGAAAAATTACAAAAACTTATTGTTGCGTTTTTACTTGACAAAAAAATTATACTAACACTGGATTTTTACTTGATTGATTTTTTGAAAATCAATAATATTTTCACATTTTTTAAATCAGTTTATTTGGCGTTTTTTCAAAATTTGGACATGATGCTGTTCTATGAATTCATTCGATATGTATTACTTGAGTTTTACGGACACGAATTTGTTGAATACAAATATGTCAATAATCGGAAACCGTTGATTCCAGACTGTTTGAAATTTGAATCAGACCAATTTGATTTATATCTCATTATTCGACAAAAATCAGATGGAAAACTTAGTATCAGACCAGAGTTTTCATTGAAACTAAACACATTTCATCAAGGAAAAGAACGTCGATATGTTGTTAGTCGCTTGATAAGCAAGGGTTCTTATGGAAAAGTATATCTTTGCGTAGATGAACATGGTAATCAATTTGCGATGAAGTTGTTTCAGTCTAAGGATGAAATGGATGTTGAACTCAAAGCTTTACATCATTTGAAAGGCATGGACGAAGTTATCGAAGTGATTGACACCTTTAATTTTAACATTATTGGATTCGAATTTGGAGCGTTTGTCATGCCTTTTATGAAATACACTTTGAAGTCGTTCGTTGAAATAAAAAAACCATCAGTAGATTTCTTGCTTTGTGTATTTTACCAATTGCTTTGCTATTTGAGAAAAATACACAAGATGGGATGTTTTCATATGGACATCAAACCAGAAAATATTTTGATGGAACTGTTATTTGACGGAACTGTTGTTATGAAAGACAAACCTAAAACTGTTGTTATGAAACTCGCTGATTTTGGAATTTCTGATATTTTACCGAAAGGAACCCATTACGCAACGACAAAAGACCCTAAAATAACGCATTGGTTTCGCTGTCCTGAAAATGCTCTTGCGGAAGCAAATCAAACTCGTTTTCATATTTCGTGGATTGGCGACTTCTTTGCGCTTTGTGTTTCCATTATATACATGTGTTCACATAAATCAGGGAAAACATTCAATTTTCTGGATAGTACAATCTTCAATATTTTCAAAGAACAGCAATACTTTAAACCATATCTCTCTGATGATAAATCGCCGAAGGAACTTGACATCGAATTTTCAAAAACTCGCATCGAGATTGCTTGTAGGAATGCGATTAAGAATCCGTTTTTTCGAAATCTTTTAATGGAATATATGAATCCGGAGTCTATTTTGCGCTGGTATTCTGAGCTTCAAACGAGCCCCAAAGACAATTCCAGAATTCCAGAAATCATTGATAAAATGGAGACGTATTTTAAGCTAAAATCGGTCATTTCACAGTTGAAAGAACATTTCAAGAAGTCTGAAAGCGACATCGAGACGCCTCCACGCCCACATGTGAAATCTCCTTGAATTCCTTGAAAATGGAATTTTATAAAAAATGATGGTAAAAATTAACAAAATCTTTGTGTATTTAACTAATTTGAATAAAATGACATTATCAATTATTTTGAACAAATCCAATTTGGGTTTTTCTAAACTTTCACAACAACATGTGGAATTAATCTTGAAATTTCTCAAAGACCGAGCCAAATCGATGTATTTCAATAATCAACAATACATGAAATATGTACTCGACACTCTGGATGGATTCTTTTCCTTCCGCATGAATTTTTTCATGTCGACTGATGCATTTTCCGTAATGCAGTCGATCGCAAAGTACTTTTGCTTCATTAGTGATACTGCAGACTTTGCTCTTTGTAAATGGAATGAACTTGTGTTGATGGTTGCTTTCATTGTCCCGCAAATTGATATTCTTGATGAGAAACTGTTATACTTCCGATTTAATGATATCCTCATTCAAATACGGGAAGCGTATTATGTTTATCCGAACGGATCTAAGGAACTCACATTCGGTCTAACAATTATTCAGTAAGGTCGAATATAAAAGTTTCGGTTTATAAAAAATGATAGTAAAAAATGTTTATATTTTAGTAAATAAAAATGATAGTTGTTTTTGATTTGTCAATTTTAATAAAATTAAATCTAGGAACATTTCGAGAAATGTTTAAAATCAATGGTGTTGCAATAGTAAATGGATGCGAATGTATTATCACTGGTAAAAAGGTGGCCTCAGCTTATTTCATGATTTGTTTGCGCTATGGAGATATAATTTTCGAAATCCAGTTCAAATTCAAATCTGACAAAGCCGGTTCTCTTGCTTCAATGAACATGATGTTTCTCAATAATACCAGAATTTCAGATGAAATGATAATCAACCGTCATTTGGGCGCAGGTTCATTTGGGGATGTTTTTCTTGTTTGTTTCAATGGTAAAGAATACGCCTTGAAAGTTGGGCTTGATATACCACTCCATTCTAAACAACCACCCGCAATTCTGCACGAGATGAATATTTTTGAGTTTCTACGACAAAATCCACAGCATCCAAATTTGATTTGTTCATTTCCGATTGAATTTCCACTTGGACCAGCGATCCTTATGGAACTTGGACAGGAAACACTTGATGATAAAATCAAATCGAGGTCTTTGAATTTCCAACAAACGATGGAAATAATACGCCAAATTTTGAGCGCAGTCGCATTTCTTCATTCAATTGGTATATCACATAATGACCTCAAACCAGATAACATTATTTTTGTCGGTGGAGTTCCCAAATTATTTGATTTTAATCTTTCATATCGTTGGGAAAAAGACGATTCATTTCTTTCACATTTGTGCGGAACCCGTGGATATAAACATTCAACCGCTAGAAGTAATTCTGCGCAAGATGTGTTTTCATGTTGTTTCATTTTTATCGAGATGTTGATTGGAGAGAATATACGCTCATTAAATTCAAGTGTTCAAGGTGGAATTGCAGAACTGTCCATTTTTCAGATTGAAATTAAATTGAGAGCAAAAGGAATCACAGAAGAAAACATTAAAAAAATTCTTCTGATATATTCAATGAGAATCACGATTGAATTGAAACATCTCATCGAACTCGCACAATCCATACAATAAAACACGCGCGTTTTTATAATAAAAATAATTAATTAGCATATATAATGGACGCATCCACACAAAAATCAAAAAGACCCAAACTTGACTGTTTGGATATGACATCAATAGAAGACGCATTACCAACAACTACGCAACAAGACATTCGCGAACTTAATGCTTCAATCAAGAAACTGACCTCCATTTTAGAAAAGTATGTCGCAATCCTAACTGATAGACCGGAAACGCATCCTTCATATATATCATAAAAATAATATATTATATATAATAGAAATGGTAGATGCTGGTATGACTGCTTCATATGTAATTGCGATTATTCTTGGTTTATTGGCCGGATATTTCGCCGATAAGATGGTTCCAACTATGAACCCTTTCATTAAATTTTTGATTGTTCCATTTTTAGTAATTTATGTCCTACTTCTATTATTTAGGATTATTTTTCCGGGAATAAACACTTTCGGTCAGAAGTTCAAAGATTATGTAGATGAAAACGCTGCGAATGATATTCACTCGATGTCATATATTGAAATTTTCCCACCAATCTTTGTTATATTCCTTATTATTGTAGTTTTGTTATATAGTGGTATCTTCAAATAAAAAATAATATCTATCATATTATAAATGAATTCAAGAATTCAAAACCCAGTCTCACAAGAACCCATCGCAATCGACCGTGGTGTTTATCAAATACAGTCCAATGATGTTCATGGATATAGCTCAACTTTCGCAACATTCGCAACCCAATATCAACCCATCGACGCGAAACCGAGCCAGAGTATGTATTGTTTGTTGGGAAATAATGAGTGTTCCCCACTCTGTTCCGGATATACTAAAAACTCGTGTAATTTAGTGGCTCCTATTC